TGTATAAGTGTGAGGAGTATTTTTTTTTAATTTAATTTTAATATATAAATGTGAGTGCTAATAACTCATTACACCCCCATTGACTTTGAACTTTGGGATAGTCCCCCCTCATGTTTTATGAGAGACTGCTTATTACTATTCCATAGTATTTGAATTAATAACTAAAAGCATTTAAATCATGAACAAGAATCTAATCATCTGTACATTAGCACTACTCTTAGTGCTATCTCTCATAGCATTAAACTATCAAACTAACAGAGTTGATACTGCTAGAGCATACATTAAAGTTTTGGAGAATAACTATCCTGAGTACATAGATACTACATCAGGTAGTGATGAATACAGTGAATGGTATAACTATTAAGTATATGGAAACTATTATCTTATTAGATGGTTCTACTGTTAAAGGCACAGTAGAAGAGTTAGGATTCAATGGTCTATATTGGTGTGGGTATTACAAAGGACACTTTGTAACATGGCATAATAACTGTTGGATGGAAAGATAACTCATTATTCTTCCAGTGAATTTGAATTAACATTAGAACCTTGTGGTGTATAGGTTAACCACACAAGCATTATGAATATCTTTAGTACATTGAAAACTTATGCAGGTAAATGGAGTGTTAAATCTGAAAGAGCATTTGATGCTGAGGAAATCAACGCAGTTAAACAAGCTGTAGTAGTTCCATCTAATTATGGTAACTCAGTCATGTTTACCATGAAGGCTGGTGGTCAGACTTATATTGCATGTAGTAGTGATGCTACTAGTGCAGTAGGTGAAGCCATTGACTTATCTAAGGCTACATTGTTAACCCTTGAAAAGGAGGGTGAGGATGACATCTTAAGAATTAGATGTTAAAGTGTTATTCACTGAATAGATTATTATTATTATATCCCTTCAAGTGTTATTCACTGATTAGATTAAGTGAGGTCTAACCTCACTTTCTTTTTTAATTACTTGATAGAAACAATAAGATATAATAATCCCTACTTTCTTTTTTAATTACTAGATAAAAACAATAAATCCAAGATTAAATTAATAGCCTTAGATTTAAAGTATTCATACCTAATGTCTTATTTAGATCATATCTTATAACTCTTTATAATTTAAATTTATCTTATCTTTCAAAAAGATATAATAATCCCTGGCGGGGGGCTTAAATTAATACATACTTTCTAGTTACGCGGTTAATATTTCCCCAAGGCTCCATTTACCTCTGCCTTTTCACATGTCTTTGGCTGGAGCAATAACTGTTATATATGTACCATTTTTGTTCTATCGGGGACACTTGGCTTCTATTTGAAGTTAATACCCGACTTCTGACCCACTAATACTCTCGCCTCATGGGTGATATAATACAGACAAGTATTATGAACGCCGCAAAGATAAGAAAAATAAATGAGACTACCAAATTTATTAGCAAAGTTTAACTAAGTAGCGCTTATTACCCCTATTGGCGCCTGGTTATTAAGGGGGGTTAACAATAAATAGCAATAATTAATAAGCAAAGCTCATTACTCCTCCTTAGCTCTTGACACTCTGCATGAGTTATTGCTATGTTGGAGAGTCATAATTAACATATTACATTAACATTTAAAATTTAGCATTATGAACATTTTTGGAACACTAAGAACTTATGCTGGTAAATGGAGTCTCAAATCAAGTAGAAAGTTTGAAGAAGAGGAGATTAACGCAGTATCTAAAGCTGAGGTTGTGCCTTCAGCCTATGGTAATTCAGTTTGCTTCTTCATGAAGTCTGGTGGTAACAAGTACATTGCATTGAGCACTGATGCTACTGTTGGTGTTGGAGACTCAGTTGATCTGAGTAAAGCACAGCTATTGACTCTTGAGAAAGAAGGAGAGTCTGATATACTCAGAGTTAAGATTTAATACTAAATTCTACTTGAAGGTATAGTTTAATAAAGAGATGTAAGTAGTTTTTACTTGAAGGGTTAGTTAATAAAGAGATGTAAGTGGCTGATTATCAGCAACCACTCCACTTTACATCTCTTTTTTCACATTTGACATGAGCAACTTATTGGAAAATTAATAATTGTATTTACCGATGAATCTATTAAAACCTTCATTCACAAGTGACATAATTTGGACTATAATAGCCCCATTTACCATAACAATTAGCTGTATTGTGTCATAAAAAGATAGAAAACATGACTAATTCAGCAAGAATTTAGCCACTTTATAGCTAACTTAGTTTAATTCTGAACCCTGAAACATAATGATACATAATGTAAAATCCAATGCACAGTTATGCCTAGTTAATCAATGAATAATAGTAGTTGATAGCATTAGATAGAGGGCTAAATATATCAGAAACATGAATATACTATAATAGAATAGCATATGAGACAGGCAGTAGTTATAATCTATAATCTTTAATGTAAGCCGCATGAAATTTAATTAAGCAGATGTCATAACGAATATTAGATTAGTTAGATACAACTACAATAATTAGAGGAAAGGTATCTATTTTCTCTAATGGAAATCTCATTGCAAGTTAAGCAAGTTGAGTAGTTTAATGGTTAAAACACTAGTTATAAATGGAGAAAGTGACTAGTAATAGAGGTTCAACTCCTATCTCAACTTCTAGTAATAAAAACAACAACTAATGTGTATTTTAAGTATGAGAAAAAGAATAAACAGAGTATGTATTGCATCCTCAGAGAACTACAGCTCATCAAAGAAAGCTCATAAAGCTATGCTTAAAGAGAATCATGATAATAACAGTAAGTTATTTCTTATGATTAGCACTTCTATCACTCCTAAACTCTCACCACTTGAAGAGTTTGAGTTAAGATTAAAGAATCAAATTGAACAATTTAAAGCTAGAAGATATGGATGAACCTTATAACTGGGAAGAATTTCCTTATGAAGTTGATGAGCCTGAATTCAATGAAGACTAATCAAGATTTTAGGAATGAGGAGAGTGCTAAACAGTACTCTCTTCTCAAGAAAACCATCAATAAACCTATTGGTAAACTAATAAAAGAATGTCATGAAACACTTGAAAAATATAATACTAAGCATACTATTATTAACAGTAGCTTGTAGTTGTGTGAAATTTGAGCCTATTGTTAAATACACTGAACCTGATGATACATGGAACTGTATTACCTTTAACCCTTCAAGTGTAGTAGAGTATCATGGTGCTCAATCAAAGAGAGGTTATGTGTATTGGATAATATATACTGATCCTGATTGTGAATGGAATAATCAGGTTATATCTATGGATTGGGAAACTATGTCTGCTGTAATACTCATATTAAAAGCACCATTAGAAGATAGAGACAGACTAATGGATGAGTATGAACCTACTATTCTGTATAAACAAGGCTATCAACCTGTGTTAGTATTAACAGATAAAGATTATAAATAGAGTTATTTGAATAACTTCATAAAGCAACTGATTCTTGTTTGATAAATGATTGACAGTAACAGTCAGTATGTGAATATAGACTGTTACATTTTTCTTTAATCTATAAATAAACAATTAAATAATATGGAAGAAAAAAGAAATATCACCATATCTCTTAAAGAAGCAAGAGAATGGTATAAGAGTAATAACAAAGCTCTTAGAGAGATTGCATTAAAAGCTTACTCTGAAAATGAACTGTCTGGTTATGAATACATGAAGGGTCAGATAAGCCTTATCAAGACTGCATGTGAATTACCTTATTCAGAAAGAGGTAAATGGGACACACTCCACAAATTAGCTATTATGGCTAAATACTATAATGGTGATTGGAAGATGGAAGCTGGTAGAATTGGTTATTTCATTGGTAAAGTCACCTCACATGGTCCAATAGTAACAAAGCTAGGTGATAACCTTGCAATTCTTAGGCATGAGACTGCACAATATGCAGGTGTTGTGTACTTTCAAAAGGCACAAGATGCTAAAGATGCAGCTGACTTGTTAGGAGATGAATTGAAGTTGTTGTTTTAGGCATATAATAGGTTAAATTAAATTGATGTAGCTATGTTGTGAAACATGGTTACATATGCTCCTTTAGCTCAGCTGGATAGAGCAACAGTAACGTGGGATAATAGTAATCTTCATGATTTTCTATAGGAATATCTGATAAAGCTATGGCTTTTAAAGTAAATATATTCCCCTTAGTATCTGTAAATAAAATCCCACACATATTAAAAAATAGTGATATGGTAATAATTATAGTATGGATTACAATCCTTCTAGATTGTGAGTTTGAATCTTTAAAGTACAGAGTTTACTTTAATAATAATCTTATTTCAGTATGTAGTACAAAGGAAGAAGCAATTGAGTATATAAATAAAGTCAAGAAGAACTATAAAGGAATGAAATTTAATGGTACTATTTATGAAGAATACATTAATTAGATACTGGTGGAATGTCAAGAGTTGGTGGTTAGTTATACCAGACTTAGGCAAGATGATTATTGTACTTGTACTGATATGTACTATACAGCTACTTATAATGTATAGCATATTTGGTATCCCTGATTGGTTTGAGTGGTATATTAGTAAGTGTAATCTTATAGATTTATAATATGGAAAATTTAGAAATTTTCGTGATAACCATACAGCACATCTTCTGGATGAGAATGGTAACATAGTAACTTATTGTCACTGGAATTATGTAGTTCCAATTAGTAAATTTAACTTTGAAGACCTACACAGTAGCATACTTAATGCATTACAGTAATGAAAGTACTAAGAAGAAAAGGAAGTAAAGTATTTATGTTGTTTGCCTCATGTAATGGTAAAGAACTTAAAGTGTATAACCGATGATTACACTGTTATTCAAGTTTATCCTTCTAGGATTAGTGGGAGGATTAATAGGGCTATTCTATAGGAATTGCCTTAAAGGAGAGAATCAGATATTCAACTTCATCTACTACAGATGGTTGAAACCTTGGGCTGAGATTGAAGATGACCTATGGTGCAATGAGTGTATTAACATAAAGCCTAGAAAGATTGATAGATTCAAGGCTTGGTTAGCATATCCATTAGGTTATTGTATATACTGTAATACTACAATCATAACAATTATTCTATGTATATTATATCTATCATCATGGGAAGTATTACCTGCATGGCAGAATATAATAATAGGAGTAATTGCAGCTATAGGAGTACAACATTTAGTAGTGTTAGTTGTAAGCAAGTATTTAATGTATAAACATCCTGATTTTGACAATGGAATATGAATATGGAAGAGACTATATCCCAGAAATCTGGTATAGCTGATATGTGGGATAATAAAGCAATAGAGATAACTCAAGAAGAGTTAACTATTGAACCAATAGTATTGGAACCAATTGAGATTGATTTTAGTATCAATAAGTAACATGAATAATACAGTTAAAGTAAATCTTTCCATTAAACTGCCAGGCAGTGTAATGTTAAGTCAGCAAGTGGCTGAAAACACACCAAATAGTTTTAATAAGTTTAAAATAGAAGTATCTGGTCCTAAAGGTGAAAACATGGAAGTTCTTACTATTCAAACCAGAAAGAGTGTTCCTGCAAGTCAATCATTAAACATTAGCAAAGATGCTTATGATGTTATGATTGATAGGGAATTATGCCCTTATTGGTGTAAAGCAGGAACTTGGGCTGGTATGAATAATAAGATGAGACTTGAAGCTCACTTGAAGAGGATTGCTGAAGGACTTGGTGGTACTTCATTTACCTATCAAGTATTTGAAGATTAAGTTTTGTTTTTCGTTTTAATTTCAATTTCAAAAGAGCTTGTTTGTGAAAGTAGGATCTTTTTCCTTTCAACTCATTAAATTTAAAAGATTATGGAGAAAAGAAATACTAATTTAAATACTTTGTTCAAATAAACGAGAGGTGTAAATAATATGCAGTTAATTCATTTTAAAGAAGATACTGATTGTACTTATCCTGTAGGAGCCTCATTTAACAGAAATAGAGACTACATAGTTGAAGTAGCTCGTACTATTCACACTATAGCAGGAAGAGAGAGGCCTGTTGCATTAATATGCAGAGGTACTTCTGGCACTATACTAGCTGGGGCTATTGGATATATCTTGAAGAAGAAACAGCATGATGTTAATATTATAGTATCAAGAAAGTGTGAAGAAAGTTCACATGACTATAATATGTCAGGTGTAGAATTTTTTCGATCTATGGATAGACCTTTCTCTGTAATAGTAGATGATTTCATAGATACTGGTAATACTATAAAGGCTATCTTGAAGGATATTGACTCTAGTATCACTATTTCTACATTAGATATGCTATGTATTGATAACTATATGAATAATAAAGAGGTAGGAGCAAATCCTAAATATGAGTATCTTCAGAGATTCAATTATGTACTATGTAACAAAGCAAGAGAGAAAGATAATAATAAACCTATATGATGTATCTTAAAATATTAGTTATTGTATCACTAATAGCTTATATAACCAGTAGAATAATTAGATATAAACCTAGACTTGATTTAATTCAATCTAGGGATAAGTATCATTTATTCTTCTGGTTTAATAAGTATTATAGCTTAAGAATTGGAGTATAAACGATTACTACTATTATGTAGTTAAAATCTCAGATATTGAAGCATACAAAAAAGAGAAATATAAACCATAAAATAAATAAGATGCAGATATTAAATCTAGTTAGACCAGAGAAAAGTGATATTAAGTTTGAGATTATCATATTCCCTGATGGTGAGCCTCATATCAAACTTGAGGGTATTGATAGAAAAGATAAGGTTATTGTGGTATGTAGAATTACAAGTCCAAAAGACCTGTTCATCCTATTACAGATAGGAGATATACTGAATAGGCATGAGGTTTCATTTGGTATACATATATACTATCTTATGTCTATGAGAATGGATAGAGTTATTAGTTTTAATGAGGCATATTCATTGAAGATAGTAGCCAATCTCATTAATAGTATGAATCCAGAGTCTGTAAATGTGCTTGAGCCTCATTCACACAAAACAGAAGCTCTTATTAAAGAGTTTTGGGGTTCTTTAGGGCCAAGAATACCTAACTTCACTGGTTACATTCCAGTATATCCAGATGCAGATGCAGTTAATAGGTATCAAACCTTGGGTGAAGCTCTCATATGTAGTAAAACTCGTAATCCAGACACAGGTAAATTGGAAGGATTTCATATAGAGAATCCTGAATTACTTCGAGATAAGGATTTTAAGGACTTTCCTCTTGTAGTTATGGATGATCTATGTGATGCAGATGGAACCTTTGTAGGGATTGCTAACAAGATTAGAGAGGTTAATCCTGATAGGAAGTTAGCTATCTATGTAACTCACATGGTTAACCCCGAAGGTATCACTACTCTCAGTGAGAACTATGATGAAGTGTATTTCACTAATTCATATGCAGATTGGGATGAATACATGGAATTACCTGATAATGTAAGAATCATTAAAGTTATCTAATCATGAAACTAAGAGATTTTATTATTGTGTTTATTGTTATATGGATAGCAGCACTTACAGGGTTGATCTTTCATATATTCAATATAGAGAAGAAGCCTCCTGCATATTATGTTAAGTTAGAACAACCAGAGTTTCTCAATGAAGAATTGAATGATAGTATATTGCTAAAAGCACTAGTCTATTATGAGATTAAAGAACCTTTGATAGTATTGGCACAAGCTAAGCTTGAGAGTGCTAATTATAAATCAAGGCTATGCAAAGAGAAGAACAACATCTTTGGGTTGTATAATAGTGAAGCTCAACAGTATTATAACTTTGACCATTGGATCAATTGCATCATAGCATATAAGAATATGATAGAGTATAAGCAGAAAGATGGTGAAGACTATTATCATTTCTTACTTAGAATTAAATATGCAGAAGATATTGAGTACATTAGTAAAGTTAAATCAATTGTAAGTAAATTACCTCCGTAGATATGAATAGAGATAAAGTATCAAAAGACATACAGTCTATAGATTCAAATAACATACTCCTTGAACTTCCTACTTCATTTGGTAAGACTAAACAAGCTTTAGACTTAATGAATAAGAGAAAACCTAAGAGTATTCTTATCTTAGTTCCAAGACTTGTCTTAATAGATAATTGGAAAGAAGAATTCACTAAGTGGAAGCTTGATGGATACTTGAAGTATGTAACATTTAGTACCTATGTAGGAATAAAGAAGTATAAAGATAAATCATTTGATATGCTAATATCAGATGAGTGTCATCATTTTACTGAGATGTCTTTAGGACATATAGATACTATGAAGTTTAAGTGGTGTGTGCTACTATCAGCTACTGTTGGTAAATTCAAGGATGAACTAAAGTGTCACTTCAAAGGATTATATTGTTATCAAGTAACAGCTAAGAAGGCTATAGATGAAGGTATTTTACCTGATCCAAGAGTATATCTTATACCTTATAAGTTGGATAATACTAATAGGAAGTATCCATTAGAATTGAAGAATTCATCTAAAGGAAAGAAGGTTACTTGTGATTATGAAGACAGATGGAAATATCTTAAGAATAAATCCTATACATCTATAACTGTACTATGTACTCAAGCAGAATATATCTATGAGATTGGCTCAAAGATTGAATACTGGAAGAGAATGTATATGAGAAGTAAGAATGATGTCATTAAAAATAAATGGCTATATCTAGCAGGTTTAAGATTAAAAATGCTGGGTACATTTAAGAATCCTATTGTACAATACCTTCAAGTGTTACTTAAGAACCATAGAAGTCTTACCTTTTGTAACTCTATTGAACAAACAGAGATACTAGGTAAGAACTGTATCAATAGTAAGAATAAAGACTCTATTGAGATTCTTGAGAAGTTCAATCAAAAGAAGATTAATCATATAACATCATGTAATATGCTTAATGAGGGTGGACAAACATGCCCATATCTATCTAATTCGGTAAGAGTGAAATATATAAATAAGCTCTCTAAGAAAGCCTAAAGTCTTAGAAATAAGATAGTTGGTAATACCGAGCCAAGCCTATAAAAAGGAAGGTGTAGAGACTATCCCTCAGAAGGGGAGTAGGTTTATATCTATTAACATGCTAAGCTTACATATTAATTTTAATACTTGTAAATTTGCAGAAATAAATATAAATCGAAATGGTAGACACTAAAAATGAAATTTGGAAAGAAATTAGATTAAATACTAATTATCTAGTTAGCAATTTAGGAAGAGTAAAATCTAAAGCCAGACTTGTAAAATGTAAGAATGGTTATAGAAATAAATCTGAACATATATTAACCCCATGCAATATTCATGGTTATTATCATGTTGGGTTTAATGTAGACGGTAAACTTATTAATCCTCTAGTACATAAACTAGTAATGGAAGCATTCTCAGAAGAAATAAAAACTTATCCAGAATGGGAGATAGATCATATAAATGGTAATTCCTTGGATAATAGATTTGAGAATCTTCAGTATGTTAGCAGCTCTGAAAATACAATTAGAGCATATAACTTAGGATTGCAGGATAAGAAGAAGTTAAGTTTATCAAATAAAAAGAGAATTGCTACACCTGAACAAATAGCCTACATAAAACATCAGTTCAATCTGGAAAATAGAACTTTAGGTGGTAGAAAAAATAAAGATTTCTATGAAAGAATGGCTATAAAGTTTGGGTATTCTGACCCACAGAGTATTTATAGAATACTTTTAGGTAGGACAAATAAATATTTTGGTGAAGATATAGTCCAGACCACAAACAATGAATAATTGGTAGTGAAAACTATAGTGGTATGATGAATCTTATTGATTGTCAGGTTGGTATCTATGCTTCCTTGAATAGTAGTGATATTATGATTAAGCAGAAGTTAGGAAGGTTACTAAGACATCCTAACCCTGTGTTAATTATACCTTACTACAACAATACAAGAGAAGAAGAGATAATTGAGAAAATGCTTGAGGATTATAATCCAGAGCTTGTAACAGTAGTTGAAAGTTTAAATCAGATTAAGGTATGACAATTACAATTGATGAAGATGTTTGTGCTAAATATAATCTGACTATGAGTGAAGTATTGGCAATAGCTCTTGTGAAAACAGGAGCTGATGTGCCTACTTTATTTGCTAATCTTGAAGATAAGAAGGCATTAGTTAAGGATATGTTTAATAAATATCTTGTAACTATGGGCTATGATGAGAGAGTATCTAGTGTATTGCTAGACTCTGATAAAGACAGACAGTCACAAGATAGGATTGAAGACTTGGCTCTTAAGATGATGGCATTGTTTCCACAGCAAAAGAAACAAGGTACTTCTCAGTATTTTAGAGGTAATAAGAAAGATGTTACACTAAGATTAAAGAAGTTCTTCAAGCTGTATGGAAACAAACTCACTGATAAACAGATTCTTGAAGCAACTGATAAGTATGTTAAATCCTTTAATGGCAACTATGCTTATATGAGAGTATTAAAGTATTTCATTTGGAAAGATGAAAGAAAGGTAGACTCTGATGGTGTAGGCTATGTTAGTGAGGTATCAGATTTAGCTACTTATATAGAGAATGAAACCAGTGATATGGCAGATTCTGATTGGACAGCAAGATTAAAATAGTATGGGATTATATGAAAGAGTATTAAAAGGTCTTGAAGAAAGAAGAAATAATCTACTTGAAGGTGGTATTAATAGCATACCTTCACCATTCACTAGATTCAATGATGATTTTATAGGAATAGAGAAGGCAACTTACTATTGTGTGACTTCTGTTACAAAAGGTGGAAAATCTCAATTTGCTTCACATGTCTTTATGTACACTCCTCTTATATATGCTTATCATAACAGGGATAAAGTAAGAGTGAAGATATTATACTTTGCACTTGAAGAGACTCCTGAAAGAGTAATGCAGAGATTTATGAGTTATATTCTGTATTATTTATCTAAAGGTAAGATAAGAGTGTCTCCAAGAGACTTAAGAAGCTCAAAGAATGATAAGCCTTTGTCTCAGGAAGTACTTGATCTATTGCAGACTCAGGAATATAAAGACATATTTAAGTTCTTTGAGGAGAATGTCATATTTAGCCCTACTGCTAATCCCACTGGCATCTACAAAGAATGTAAGAGATATGCAGAAGGAAGAGGGGTTATACATACAAAGAAAGCTGTTTACAGGGGTGAGTTAGGAGAACTTAATAAAACAGATTCCTTTGATTATTATGCTCCTAATGATCCATGTGAGTATATTATTCCATTTATAGATCATATTGGCTTAATTGACACTGAAAGAGGAATGAATCTTAAACAATCAATGGATAAGTTATCTGAATATCTGGCAAAGTATCTTAGAAATAACTATGGTATGAGTCCTGTAATTATTCAGCAACAATCCTTTGAGAATGAGAGTAATGATAACTTTGTTAGTGGAAAGATTAGACCATCAGCACAAGGATTAGGTGATAGTAAATATATTGCAAGAGATTGTAATATACTTCTAGGTTTGTTTAGTCCATTCAAGTTTGAACTCAATGAGTATAAAGAATATGACATAACAAAGTTTAGAGATAATATTAGATTCCTTGAGGTTCTTGTTAATAGAGATGGTGAAATGGGTGGTTTATGTCCTTTGTTCTTTGATGGTGCTGTATGTGATTTTCAAGAACTTCCTTTGCCTAAAGATACAGAAGGTCTTGCAAGGGTATATAGTTATCTGAAATACATTAGAGGAGTACCACAAAGTTCAAAGGTGTTCTTTATGTCTTCAAGAAGAAAGTATTTGTATAGATGGAAAAGATTATCTATCTTTACATGGTTTAAAAGAAAAATAAAGGAGAAGTTAAATGGCTAAAATTCTAATTCTTGCGAAAAGTGGATTTGGTAAAACTACTGCATTATGTGGTAGAAAGAAGTTTGGTATTGAAGGGTTAAACCCAGCAGAGACATTTCTCATTCAATGTGCAAACAGAGAACTTGCTAACTTGGATTATAAGTTAATTGATGGAGTTACTAGTGCAGATAGCTTAAAGAATGTTATTGGCAATGGTAACAGAATTCAAGTTGGTAATATCTCAGGTCTTGAGAAATTCAAGACAGTTGCAAAAGCTATTGAGATGCTAGCTCAATCACCATTCAAGAATATTGTAATTGATGATTTCAATTACTTATCTCAAGATTATTACATGGCAAATGCTATGAAAGGTGGCTGGGATAGAATGTGTGTCCCTGCATAGAGTAATCTATGTGAAAATAATTGGGTAAAAACGGTGAAGGGTGTTGCATACCTTATTATTTATTTGTATATTTGCCAACCAAATATATGATAAATATGAGAGATTTTATTCCTAATAAGAAAGAACATAGAAGTGATTACTTTAAAGTAATTGATTCAGAGGTTAAAGCCTATATTTTAGGCTATTTAGTAGCAGATGGTTCTATAGAAGAATCAGTAAGAAAAGATAGACCAAGTAAATTAGTAAGACTAAGATTTGGATGTGCATCAGAAGATGATGAAATTATAAGATTAATACAAAGAGAAATAGCTCCTAATAATAATCTTAGATATTATCAACCTAAAGCTCAAAACAGAAAACCTACTACTATATTACAAATATGTGATAAAGAGTTAGTTAATGATTTGAGAACTTTATACAATATACAACCAAGAAAGACTTATGATGCTAATTTTGAATTTCCTAACATACCTCAAATATATGAAAGAGATTTTATAAGGGGTTTTATAGATGGAGATGGCTCTATAGGTGACAGACATTTTAGTATGATTTGTAATTCATCTAAGTTTGCAGAACAGATTAAAGATAGATTTTTAGAAGTTGTACCTGAATTGAAATGGGTGATTTATAAGGAAAATAGGAAACTAACTCCTTATTGGAGCCTTCATTTCAGTTATAGTATAAAAGTCAGGAAACCTATATTTAATTATCTTTATAAAGATGCTACAGTGTTCTTAAAAAGAAAAAGGGATAAAGCACTTAATACCGTGCTAAATGCAGTAGATAAAAGGACTGCACAGTGTAACGCATAGATACTGAACCTGTATTTAATACAGAATATAATGTATCCAAGAGTATCCAACTCCTTATTTATATAAGGATGAAAATGTATGCTGAACTATAGCAACTATGCAAGAAGCTATAGAACTAGGGGATAAAAAGCCCTTAGGATAACAAATTGACACCAAAGCAAATTGGTTATGGTATGGGGCTTATCTTCAATGCATTTGAAGCTATTCCAACCAGAGAGAAAGACTTGTTTGCTATGGCTCATTATGAAGAGTATAAAGATAAGAATGGTGATTCCATTTCTTATAAGTTCAAGACTACTGGTAATATGGTGGATGGTTACATTACACCAGAAGGTAAGTTTGATATTATTCTTTATGGTAAGGCAGGTTGGGATGATCAAAACAAGAAAGCAATTAAACAGTTTGTGATTGACTTTGATGGTGAATATCCTGCAAAGGATTCTATTGGTGCATTGGATGAATGTCCATTATATATTCCTAATGATTTAGGGTATGTAAAGAGGTTGATTAATAAGCATTATAACAGAGAATAATGGATAGAGAACAAGTAGTTAAGTTATTAAGGGATATACAGAATAGTCCTGGCTTTTATAATGATATTACAAAGAAAGATGTTATACTTAACTATTGTGTTGAGCATGGTAAATCTCCTCAACTATCCATTCAATTTGTTCAGATCATTAGTATAAATAGAGTGTTACTAAATGAAATATTTCTTGATACACTAGAAATGTTGAAGAAAGAGCATGCTATTAATACCTTATATACATCACAGAATTCCATTAATAGGGGAAATAACCCAATTTTATTAGTATATTAATTAAAAGAAACATGAAAGAATTAAGTAGAACAGAATTAGCAACAGTTAAAAGAACTGCGGCTAATGTAAAAACATTCAGAGCTAAGAAGGCTAAGTTAGAAGCACAAAAGGCTAAAATTGATGCAGAACTTGAATCTGTAAACAGAAGTATTGACTTGTTTGAGCAGCCAATCATTGAAGTAACTGGTGGATTTACATCAGAACAAGTACTCAATGGTGAAATGGAACTTGCTATGAGTCAACCTGTAGAGAGTCCTACTGAAGCTCCTGTAGAGGAAACAGTGTGTGGAGCATCTACATCAGATTTGCAGGCACAAGACAATGTGCTGAGAGCTGAAGAATCTCCTATCAATCCTTTTGGATTGAAGTTAGATGAATCAAGTCCCCTACCTTTTGAAGCATAAAAAAACATTTGAATAATATGAAGAAGAATAGTGCAAAAGTAATGATGGCATTTGCCAGTGGTTCAGAGTCTAAAGAACATGTAAGAAAGCTGTATATAGGTGTTGCACCTGTATTTGTTGCAGCAGTAAATCCTAACAAGGAATTGCTGAGTAAGTTCTACAACTTTGATGTAGAAGAGGAGCCAACCTATATTAGTGAAGCTGAAGTAGGACCTGATGGTAACAAGGTTAAAGTTCCTCAGGTAAGAATTGACTTCCTTATAGTATCTGATCCTGCAAAATGCAATGGCATTGAGATGAGAAAGTCAATTACTTTCTTCATTAAGAAAGCAATCAGGTATAACAGAGATGCTACCAAGGTTCAAGTGATTGACAAGTATGGTCAAACTGCATGGCCTACAGTTGAAGAGGCTAAAATTCATGCAATTCCTCAATATGCAAGTGGTCCTGCAAATCTTGACAAAGATTATAGACCTGCCTATATTGGTGAAGAAGAATTGACCAACTTCATCAAGGCATATCTTAACATTCCTAATCCATCTTATTCTTATATAGATAAGAATAATGGTGATAAGGTTGTTAGGACTTTGGCTAATCTTGATGATGCACTTGCTAGACTTGACAACATTGATAACTATTTCAAAGGTGATTACAGTGAACTGGAATCTATCTTGAAGCTTCAACCTAAGAATGTAGTAAAGGCTTGCTTTGGTGTAAGAACAACTGATGATAACAAACAGTATCAAGCTGTATTTACTCAGAAGTTCTTGAAGAATTCTGTTACTGATTATAGTTCTCTTGATAAAGAGATTCAAAGCAGAATAGATGCAGGTGGTTATAGTAACACTGAATTCAGTGTAGAACCTTTGCATGAATATGTAGTTGAATCAACTAGCTTCAATGAAGCATCAGCTACTCCAAATGCAGGTATAGCTGAATCAGCTAGTCCTTGGGCTTGGGCAGCAAATAAATAACACTTAATCAGATATTATATGTTTAGTAGTGGCACTTTTAACATAACTCTTGAAGATTTATTGAGTAAAGTCAGTGAGTCTGATATATTATATCATTATTTCGGTATTAGTGAAATCCCATGTGTTGTATCTAGTCCTTTGAGAGTAGATAATGACCCATCCTTTGGCATTTATACATTAGATGGAAACAAGATATACTGGAAAGACTTAGCTAGAAAGACTTCAGGAGGTCTTTGGGATATGTTAGGTGAGTATTGGGGGGTGAGTTACAGAGAAGTTTTAAAAAGAGTCTGGGAAGACTTACCCAATATAGCCACTACTACTCATGAATCAGGTAAAATGAAGAAGCCTAAATCAATCAGTAACTACAATAAAGAGACTGATTTACAATGCAGAATTAGGTGTTGGAAACAACATGATATTGAGTATTGGGAATCATTTGGAATATCTCTTGAATGGTTAAAGTATGCTGATATATATCCTATATCACATAAAATAGTCATTAAAGGTTCTAATAGATTTACCTTTGTTGCTGATAAATATGCTTATGCTTATGTTGAAAGGAAAGAAGGTAAGGTTACTCTTAAGATATACCAGCCATTCAGTACTACCTTCAAGTGGAGCAATCGGCATGATAGGTCTGTTATATCTCTGTGGTCAAAAATACCTGAAACTGGGAATATAGTATGTGTGTGTTCCTCAATGAAAGATGCTTTATGTCTGTGGTGTAATACTGGGATTCCTTGTGTAGCTGTACAAGGTGAAGGTTATAGTATGAGTGATACAGCTGTTAATGAACTCAAAAGAAGATTCAATAAAGTCTTCATATTATTTGATAATGATGAAGCAGGCCTTGCTGATGGTATAAAATTGGCTGAATCAACAGGGTTCATTAACAGGGTATTGCCTTTTAATCTTGGTGGTAAAGATGTCTCAGATATTTATAAGAGTATGTCAGATAAAGAGGAATTTAGGAAAGTTATGTTAGATTTATTTAAAGAATAATTATAGAACAATGGAAAGATATAGCTGGCTATGAGGGACTGTATAAAGTCTCAAATCTGGGTAGAGTCAAAAGTTTAGATAGGACTTTTATTAGAAGTGATGGAAGGCTTCATAATAAAGCTGGAAGAATATTAAAACCTGCAAATACTACAAGAGGTTATTTATGTGTAAATCTGTCAGATATAAACCATAATATTAAAAGAGTAGTAATTCACAGATTAGTAGCACAAGCATTCATTCCTAACCCCAATAATTATCCACAGGTTAATCATAAGGATGAAAATAAGACCAATAACATAGTAGATAACCTTGAATGGTGCAGTAATATTTACAATTGTATGTATGGTACTCGTAATCATAGACTTAGTATTGCTCTTATTGGTAATCAAAATCGTTTAAACAGGTAATCTTCAGCCTTATAAATGGAGAAGAAATAAAAAGTAATATCCCATTTTAATTAATTAAAAAAGGAAACATTATGGAAGCTAGAAAAATTTTATTTATCCTGAGTAACAGCTCAAGTCAGAAAAGCATTATGTCAGAAGCAGAAACTCTTGGTGCATTGAAAGCAGACATGGGAAGAGCAGGTATTAACTATGATGGTATGACATTCTATGAAGGTAGAACTAGAACAGAGTTGAAAGATGATGCTTCTATTCTCCCTGTAAATGTGCCTGTGCCTGCAAAGGGAACTACTCCTGCAACTACTACCAATGACTTGGTGTTCATGCTGACTACAGCTAATAAGAAGATTAAGTCAGGTGCTTTGAGTCCTGAAAGAAAGTATGCTCTTGAGGAAATCAAGGCTAAAGGTTTAGGTGCAGCAGTAACTGCAAAGTTTGGTAAGAATGCAACTCAGTGTAAAACTCCTGATTTGTTGGCATTTCTTGCAGAACAAGCTAAGCCTGCATCTCAGGTAGCCACAGAAGCACCTAAAACAAAGAAGGGAGAAGAAGTAGCAGTAGATGAGAACCCTGATATCACTATCAAAGAAGTGATTAAAGGTGAGCCTATTGATATTACACCTCGTACAGAATGTGTAGATACAGTAGCAAGAGAAGTTCTTGGTGAGCTTATTGGAAGACTTAATGAAGAAGATGATCTCTATGATGATTACAGTGATCTTCTTGATAAACTTAGTATAGGTGGAATGTCTGGGAAACAGGAACAACCAACTGAAACTAAAGCTGTGAATGAAGAAAAACTTTCAAACAGTGAAATCAATGATTTGTTTGGTGGTTGGGCTAAATAAATAACAATACAGAGGTTGGTGAGTAATCACCAGCCTCTTCTTTTTTAGTGATACAATGAGTGTAGAAGAAAGATTAACAAATCTATACAACTCATTCATGGAGAAGCCTAACATCATTTATGGTATATTTAAGGGCTTCTTTGGTGAAGAGTTTGTAGATATGCAGAATTATCCATCATTAGATGAATATATCAACAATGCAAAAATGTTGCATTCAGAAGAGTTCATCATGATTAATGATACAATAGAAGATTCATCATTTTCCAGAATAAATATACTTGTTAGGTTCCCTGAGGTGAGAATAACCAATGAGAATGATAAGTATATAGATATATGGGAACTTTATGCTAAAGTTACAATTACTTATTCAGGTACTATGCGTGGTGATTTTAGATTGAATAGGTCTGAGTATGATTTATTTCAGTTAAGAAATGGTTATATGCATAGTCATATTAGTTCTATTCCCTTTAGCAGACTAACAGAATTTCAAAGTCCATGTTTAGGTTCAGGACCTATTAGAGGTACTATTGCAACATTAAATGATAGTGGTATTGAATTTGATGAATTAAGATGGGAATTATTCTGTCTTGAATTAAGTAAATATGTTCAAGTTGAATCTTTGGCAGGAGGACCTTATCATAAACTTGAAGAACTTGGTAGTAATAGTATGAGAGTACAATCTGATACATGGTCTATGTATAGAGATAATCAACTTAGAAGCTACAGCTCTCTTAACACTGATCTATATAAAGACTTTATGATGTGGTTATTGAGAAAGAAGAAATTAAAATTTAACTTTCTTAATGGTTATGGTATAGGTATGTCCTATATTCAATGGACTATATTTATAAGTAATGAGTTTATTGAATGGTACAATATAAGATATAAAGAGGGAGTAGTAACTGCTTCCTATAGAGATTTACTTTTAGAAGGTCTATTGTATAGAGGTGTTTTAAATAACAATAAGATATATACTAGCAGATATAGTGCAGCTGATAATTACTTTCAGTATGTAGGTAGGCAAGTTTGCATATTTAAAGGTGAGCCTGTTTTATTTAAAATGAGAGAAGGTAATACAGATACGAATGATGATAATATGTCTACATTCCTATCTTCGGTAATTGTAGAGCATTTTTATAAATGTATTTTAGAAATAGTTAATTATGAGTATAGAAACGAAACCCAAACTACTAGAACTGACAAGAAAGTCTACTTCATATAAGTTGATAGTCACTCCAGAACTTGAACAAAAGATAAGATATTTCTTAGACAAGTTCCCATCAATAGAATATTCAGGTACTTTATTTTATACTGTATCTGGTAGTTTTGAAACTGAAGATTTAGTAATTACTGCCTTTGATTTCCTGTTACAGGATATAGGTGTAAGTGGTTATACTGAATTCAATCAATCTCCTGATGTAATAGGATATATGGTAGACCATCCTGAACTATTAGGAGAAGATGTATATCAAGGATTAATGCATTCACATCATACAATGGGTGCATTCTTTAGTGGAACAGATTTATCCACTCTTAGAGAAGAGGGTAATGATAGAATTCACTTTGTATCTTTGATTATTGATACTAAAGGTACTTACAAAGCAGCTATTACAAGAGTAGTTTCTGAAGAAATGACAGCAACAGGCTATATTAAGTATCCTACATATAATGGTAAGGAATCAATTGGACAACCTGTTAGTTATTCTTTTACTAGAAAGAAGCTTGAATACTTCATGCTTGATGTAGAAAGACCTGTGATTACTAATCCCTTTAAAGAGCTTGCTGATAGAATTCTTGAAGTTCAAAAGCAAAAAGAGGAAGCCAAAAAGAAAGCTACTCCTGTTTATGGAGGTAGTTGGCAAGGTGGTAGTGGATATAATAGTTATAGTCCTAGAGTATATAACTATACCACTAAACAATTGGAAGATACTAAGCCTAGCACTCCTATGAATACAGCCTTTAACTATCAAACTAATGTAGGAAGAGGCCATGTTATTCCTGAGAATAAGCCTTATGTTCCTCCAGTGGCTACTACATCAGCACAGGAAGAACTTCCATTTGAACAGGAAACTCAAGAAGAGGTAATACCTCCATATGGTGAGGTAAAAGTTGACCCTACTATCATTGAAGAAATTGCAAGACAGTTAGTAACTGGAGATATTTCTTATAGGGTGTGTGAGAATGAAACACTTGAAGAGTTAGCTAAAATAGGAGAGGAATCATATGCTCAAAGATTTGAAGATGATTCACTATTTCATGCTTGGGCAGAAGGTTATGTTGAATTCTTGGTTTATTATGCTGAAGACCCAGCTCTTGAGCAGTATGAAGATGATGTATTGGCTGCATTAGTTGCTTATGATTTAGTTGAGAAACTTAATAAGTTAACTAATAGAGGGAAATACATCAATCAGTTTATTGAAATGATTGAAAGGTATATTATTTAATTATGGATAATAATGAACAACTTATAGAAGCAGGAACAAGTTCTACACTTGACATGGATAGATTTTCTGAGCAAACCCCTGAAGCTCAAGCAGCAGAGATGCTCAATGATATTATTAGAATAACTAATGAGCAAACTAGTGAACCTGTAGAAGAGGAGGTTAACCAAGTATTTACTGATGACATTCCTATTTTAGTTGAAGAATCTCATGTGGAATTAACCTCAGAGGAAGAAGCACTTCTAGCAGCAGCTATTGAATCTCAGAATAATGAAATCCCTATTAATTCTTCTACCCTTCTAGTAGAAGATGTTACCAGTAGATTTAGTGGTGCCTCATGGTATGACAAGATTAGAACAAAGATTATATTGTTAGCTGGATTAGGAGGTATTGGTAGTTATGTTGCCTTCTTATTATCAAGAATGCATCCATTTAAAATAACAATGTATGATGATGATATAGTGGAATCAACTAATATGTCTGGTCAATTATATTGCATGAAGGATATAGGAGAATATAAGGTCAATGCAATATATAACACAATGAAGAAGTATTCAAACTTCTATAGTGCAAATGCTTTAAGAGAGAGAATTACTGATAGAACTCCAGCTAGGGATATAATGATATGTGGGTTTGATAACATGGAAGCTAGAAAGGCGTTCTATAGAGTATGGAAAGCTCATGTTGGGTATTCAAGTAATGAAGACGAATGCTTATTCATTGATGGGAGACTTGCAGCAGAAGAGTTTCAAGTGTTTGCAATTAAAGGTGATGATAAAAGAGCAATGGAAATCTATGAGGAAGAATGGCTGTTTGATGACTCTGAAGCTGAAGAGACTTTATGTAGTTACAAACAAACCACCTTCATGGCTAATATGATTGGTTCTGTAATGGTTAATCTATTTGTGAACTTTGTAGCTAATGAATGTGATCCAGTATTTCCAAGAGATGTTCCTTTCTTAACTACCTATGATGCAAGTACTATGTATTTTAAAGTAGAGATGTAATTATGGCAAGAGTAGGTTCAAGATTAAAAGATGCTATAAACCTTCTAAGTTCTGCATATAGTCATCATCAGTATAGTCATATAAGCTATGATCCAAATATAAACTGGGAAAGAAATAATGTCTTTTCAAAGTTCTTTATAGCTGATATAACTGGTCCTGAGATAATAGTTCCTGTAGTTATGAGAGGACATGTTGAAGAGGTTATTAGTAATAGTATTGTATATAATGCAATAACTCATATAAAGAAAGAAGTAGTATTTCCAATTTATATTAGAGAATACAATTCTGCTGCAAGAACTGCTGATAGCTTTATATCAAAGGTATTTGCTGAATCACCAGAATCAGGGTTGTCCAGAGTCACTATCAAAGACACAACTTATATTGGAAGCAGAGGCTGTATATTTGATAATGATGGAAAACTTCTTATGCTTTGTACTCTTGTTGGTAGATACATACTTCATGATCAACCAGGTGATTCATTTTTTGGTATTATAAAAGGTTTTACTTATGATGAGGTCAGACTATATATTCATTCTGATGTTGTTAGTAGTGAAAGTGATGTAGTGTGTAAAGCAATTATGAATAAAATAATGCCTTTCATGTTATCATCAGAGTTTAGAAAACCATATAGTCAAAGTATAATATGTTTCGATAATAATCATCCTATAAGAACTACAGTCATTATTGATGATATTAGTAAGTTTGTAAGAACTCCTACATTTAGTAGTGATTATACTGATGAGGATATAAATGACATGTTGAGTGCTAGAGCTGCTGAAGTTGCAGATCAAATTAAGTTGGTATGACACTAGGTGAATACTTTGATGATTGGATTAGGGTTATAGATGTTAATGAATTAAATAAGGTTACTAAGACTATAGGCAATATAAGGAAGCCTATATGCCCTAATATACCTGATGTGTTTAAAGCATTTACATTATGTTCCTATGATAACTTGAAGGTAGTTATGATAGGACAGGACCCTTATCCTCAGAAAGATGTAGCAACAGGTATTTTGTTTAGTAATAGGAAGGAGGTAAGTGATGAAGACTTATCTCCCTCACTAAAGATTATTAAGGAGGCAGCTATTGATTTTGAAATTCCACATAATAGTATTATTTTTGACCAGACTTTAGAGAGTTGGGCTAATCAAGGAATTCTTATGATAAACTCTGCATTAACTGTAGAAATGAATAAAGTAGGTAGCCATACTATGTTATGGAGACCATTTATGACTAAGTTATTAAAGAATTTATCAGAGTGGAATACAGGTATTATTTATGTTCTATTTGGTGAACAAGCTAGAACATTTGTACCTTATATTAATAGTAAATCTAATATCATTCTGGAAGAAAAGCATCCAGCTTATTATGCTAGAATTGGTAGTAGAATGCCTTCTACAGTCTTTAAAACTATTAGTAAATTAACTAAAGACAAGTATGGTGAACCAATAGTATGGTTCCAAGAGTATTAATTAAATAATAAGTATTATGAAGAAAAAGTATGTATTTGTAGGTACAGGTGATTATGTATGTGAAGGTGACAAATATCTAGGAGCATTAGTATGCAAGTCTGGAGAGATGTTCTCCTTTAATTGCATTAATAAGTATGTTATAGCTAAGCTTCTCTCAGAAGGTGTTATTAAGGAAGTTGAAGAAGAGGTTATTAATTACAAGGAACCTGTTCCTCCTTCAGTATATGATGTTACTTTTGAGACTATCATCATGTCTATTGCAAAAAGACTGAAGTGGAAGGTTGTTAATGTGTTCAAATACCTTGATAACCTTGCTTACATTAATGAAGGTGCAGTATTGTCAATCTTATTGAGAGAAGTAGCTATAATTCTTGACAGACAATATCCAGACCATATTGAGAATAGTGAGAAAATCTATACTATAGATATGGCTAAAGGTGAGATTGTAGAGGTTAAAGATATTCACAAGATAAAGAATTTCAGAAACTTTGCTGCATTTAGAAATATTCAAGATGCTATCACTGCGAAGAAAGTACTGAAAGACTTTATGTTAGCAGCATTTAGTAAAGGTGGGAGAAAATAAGAAGATACTTAATGCCTCTAGGAAAGAGTTTGATGGGATTAAATTCAAGTCAGAACTTGAAGTGATGATTTACAAGACTCTTAAAGAATCAGGATTTAACCCTATCTATGAACCAACTACTTACACCTTATGGAGAGGATTTAGACCTACAGTACCTTTCTATGATAAAGATAAGAAGACTAAACTTCTTAAATTAAATCTTAAGAAGATGATAGATATAAAGCATACTCCTGACTTTGTGTTTCTATATAATAATGTAGTTATTGTTATAGAGGCTAAAGGTATGGAGAATGATGTATTCTATATAAAGAAGAAGTTATTCAGAGCATATCTTGAAGATTTATATAGAGAGACTGGACAAAAGTCTATGTATTTTGAAATCTTCACTAAGAAACAGCTTCTAGAGGCTATAGAAATAATTAAAGGTTATGGAACCAGTGGAGAGAATAAAAAGATTAACTCAGTACCTGCCAAAAGGTGATATTGCATTAGCTCATACTTTCATTGATTCAAGAGATTTTGAGTCACTGCAAGAGTTAGTTGATTCAGCTATTGTTAAGACTAAAAGAAGCATTAGTAGTAATAATACCTATAGAATACAGGCGTATGGATATAAATGGAGATATAAATAGAAAAAGCATAGTTGAACTATCTTGGAATGTAGATGAACTAACATATAGAAAAGATTCAGCAATTTCATATTCTATATTAAGCCGCTATAGTAGAGAAGGATTTAGAAAATTAGGTAGTCTCTTTGATAAAGTAGAAAGTCCTGCATTAAGATTTGGTTCAGCAGTTGATACTATGTTAACTGATGGAATTGATGCTTTTAAAGAGAGATTTACTGTATGTGAGTTTCCTTCATTATCAGAAGCACTTATAGGAATAGCTAGAGACTTGTTTGAAAGTTATGGAAGTCAATATAGAAGTATTGAGTTAATACCTGATGATGATATAATAGCTCATACTATTAGTTATCAACCAACTTGGGGTGCAGAAGCTAAACTAAGAACTATAAAAAGTAAGTGTAATGATTACTACAAATTGTTAGCTATATCAGCAGATAAAGAGATATTATCTCAGAAAGATTATAATGATACTGTTGCTTGTGTTAATGAATTGAAGAATAACCCTTACACTAAGTACTTCTTCTATGTTAATCCATTTGATACTAGATTTGAGAAGGTATTCCAGTTAAAGTTTAAGGCTAAGTACAATGGAATATCTGTCAGATGTATGTTCGATAAACATTTGGAAATATTAAAAATTATACTTACCTCTGTTGCATGATAACTTAATTAATAGTTGATTATGCAAAAGAAGAATATTAAATTAGAGGAAATTATTAAGTTATATGATACTTATAATAATGTAGGTATTGTAGCAGAAAAATTAAATTGTTGTATAGCTAATGTTTGCAGAAGATTAAAGAAAGCAGGAGTTGTTATTAGTAGGGATTATACTAGGAGAAGAGAATCTACTAGGGAAAAAATCTATGTAGATGAGTCTTATTTTAAAGAAATCAATACTGAAAGTAAGGCATACTTCTTAGGACTTATGTATGCAGATGGTAGTCTTATACTTAATATTAATAGAAATCACAACTGTTTAAACTTTACCAGTGGTAGTTTGGAGTTTCTAAAACAATTGCAGGAAAAATTAAAAGTAATTTCTATTACCAATGGTGGAATTTCTAAAGAAAGAAATTACGAAGTTTGGCATCTAAGATATGGAGGAAGGCAAGTTCATATAATATTAAATTGGTTATATAAAGACTCTAATTTGTATTTAAAAAGAAAGTATAATAAATATTTATTGTCGAATTAAAACAGGGTGAATTGCTGGGAAGCCTTAGTTGGTAATCAGCAGCCAAGCTATTTAGGGATAAATAGAAGGTTCAGAGACTAATAGCATACCACTAGAACAGTGATGAAGCTAACACGAGTGCCCTGCCTAATAGAAATATTAGTGATGATATAGTCCGAGCTACAGATATAATATGAAACTGTAGAACTAACAGATAAAGAACTGTTAGGATAACAAACTGGAAATAATAGTTGACCATGAAGAGAAGGTTATATATCCTATAGACTTAAAAACTAGTGGTCATGCAGAAGAAGACTTTGAGCAATCATTTGTTACATGGAGATATATGATACAAGCTCAGCTTTATACATATATACTTCAACAAGTTATTAGTGAAGATGAGTACTTCAAGGACTTCAAGATAGCTCATTATAGTTTTATAGTCATTAACAGATATACATTAGCTCCACTTGTATGGAGATACTATGGTAACTTTAGTGAAGTTGACTTAAAGGATGATAAAGGTAATATCTACAGAAATTGGAGGAAACTTTTAGAGGAATTAGACTATTATCTAAAAGAACCTTCAAGTAAATATACTAAAGAGGCTAAAGAAAGAAATGGTATTATGAAAATAGATAATTTACAATCAGTATGACAGAGTTAGAATATTTTAAAGGGGATGAACTGGCAGCCTCTACTTGGAGGAATAAGTATGCAGCAAATAGAGAACAAACTCCTGATGATACTCACAGAAGACTTGCAAAAGAGTTTGGGAGGATTGAAAACAACTATAACTGGCAAGTAAAGGATAGAATGAAATTGTCCAACTATGGGTATCAAAGAAATGTACTTATAGAGGAGGATATATACCAGTTATTCAAGGACTTCAAGTATATTATACCCGGAGGTTCAGTTATGTCTGGTTGTGGAACTGAAGCCTTAGTAAGTCTTAGTAATTGCTTTGTAATAGGCAGTCCAAAGGACAGTTATGCAGAGATAATGAAGACAAGAAGCCAACAGGCTCAACTTATGAAGAGAAGGGGTGGAGTTGGTTATGACTTATCTCAGCTTAGACCAAGAGGAGCCAGAGTTAATAATGCAGCTAAATCTTCAACAGGTGCAGCATCTTTTATGGATGTATGTTCAGATATAACCAATGAAGTAGCTCAGAATGGAAGAAGAGGTGCTCTTATGTTAAGTATGAGTATCAATCATCCTGATATTGAGGAGTTTATTACTAAGAAGCAGGACTTAACTAAGGTAACTGGAGCTAATATTTCAGTGAAGGTTACTGATGAGTTTATGCAAGCAGTGATAAAGGATGAGGAATATTTTCTTAGGTATCCTGTTAATCTATCTGATAGTTTAATGAGGTTGTATTCCTTAGAGAATTATGAACTGAATAAACTTAATGAGATTAATAGAGGTTTTGTAAAGAAAGTAAGAGCAAGAGAGTTATGGAATACTCTTATGCACTGTGCTTGGAATACTGCTGAACCAGGTATTATGTTTGAAGGAGCAATGCACAACTATTCTCCTGATGGTGTATATCCTGACTTCAAGATGATTGGGACAAATCCTTGCTTTCATCCTGACACTTTGATTGAAACAGTAGAGGGTAAAAGAAGGATTGCTGATATAACTGAACCTACTTATGTGTATAGTATGAGTAGAGAAGGTCATATTTGTATAGTTCCAGCTACAGCAGCCTTCAAAACAAAAGAAAATGCTAAAACATTGAAGATTACCTTAAGAAATGGTTCTTCTATAATGATTACCCCAGAACATAAGATGTTTGTTCAGGGAGTTGGATTTGTAGAAGCACAAAATCTTAAAGTAGGTGATAGAATTGCTCATATTTTAAGGAGTAGAAGAGGTAGAAGATATGTAGGAGTTAAACTTACCACTGAGGGAAACAGAGATTATGTAATGGAGCATAGGCTTGTGTATGAAGGAGTATATGGACCACAGACTGATATGGATATTCATCACTTGGATGCTAATACATTTAATAATATTATCAGTAATCTGCAATCTATGGAACACTCTGAACATGCAAGACTTACTGCATTGGAACAAAACCCTCAAACTCATCAAGTTAAAGGAGAGGATGGAAGGTTTATTCCAAGTGGAGAAACACCAGCTTGGGTAAATACAGAGTCATTGCCTATTCACCTATCTACTAAATGTAAAAATCAGTGGGATAATTGTATAATTAGTATTGAAGAAGGAGAACAAGTAGATGTGTATGATATACAAGTACCTGAGACACATTGTTTGATTGCTAATAATATGGTTGCTCACAATTGTGGTGAAATACCAATGGGTCCATTTGATAGCTGTAGGTTGATTCATATTAACTTAAGTAGTTATGTTGTAGACCCATTTACAGATAAGGCTCACATTGATGAAGAGTTACTCTATATGCACTCTTATGAAGCTATGAGATTAGCTGATGACTTAGTTGATTTGGAGATTGAAGCTGTTGATAAGATTATTGATACAGTGAAGAATGATACTGATGATACTGAGTTCAAGCTATGGAGTAGAATCAAGGAGACTGCAATTCAAGGAAGAAGAGCTGGTTTAGGTTTTACTGGACTTGCTGATGCAATAGCTATGTTAGGCTTGAAATATGACTCTGATGAAGGTATTAGTCAGGTTGAACAATTAATGAAAGTTATGTTCAAAGGTCAGCTTGATAGTAATATTGATATGGCTATTGAGAGGGGTGCATTTATTGCTAATGAGCCTTCTGTAGAATCAGTTATTATTGGAGAAAGAAGTAATGATTGGTATAATTGGTTGGCTATGAATTATCCTACTGAATATAAGAGGATGATGAATTATGGAAGAAGAAACATAAGCTGGTCAACTGTAGCTCCTACTGGAACTGTAAGTATCATGGCTGGTACAAGTAGTGGTATTGAGCCTATATTTCTGCCTTTCTATCAAAGAAAGAGGAAGTGTATGTCTGAAAGTGATAGGGTAGATTATGTAGATAAAGTAGGTGAGAAATACACTTTGTTTACAGTAGTTCATCCTAACTTGAAGAGATGGGCAATAGAAACTATGAACTATAGTGAGTCAGAAGTCAATGAATGGAGCTTAGGAGTATGGAAGGAAGTCTGGAAGGAAAGTCCTTATTATGGTTCTACAGCACCAGAGATTGATTGGAGGCAGAGAGTTAAATTACAGGGAGTAGTTCAAAAGTATATCACTCATAGTATCAGTAGTACAGTTAATCTGGCTAAAGAAACTACAGAAGAAGAGATTGCTGACATCTATATTGAAGCATGGAAACAGGGATTGAAAGGTATTACTATTTATAGAGATGGATGTAGGGAAGGTGTATTAACTCAGGTTGAGAAACCTACAACCATTACTGACAGACAGGCTCCTAAAAGACCTAAAGTTCTTGAAGCTGACTATTATCAAGTTAAAGTTAAGAAGGAACAATTCATTGTTCTTGTGGGACTTCTTGAAGATAAACCTTATGAAGTGTTTGCATTCAGACCTCTTAATCCTGTTAACATTCCATCACACAAAGGCACTATTACTAAAGTAAGTAAGATGCACTATAGTTTTGACTCTGAGCATATTAATATATCTAACCTTGAGTTAGCTAATACTAATATTGAGGAGAATGCAGCTACTTTATATTCTTCTATGTTATTGAGACATGGAGTGAATATTAAGTATATTGTCAAGACTGCAAAGAAAGTCAATGATAATATTAGTTCATTTAGTTCAGCTATGTGTAGAATACTTGCTAAATATATCTCTAATGAAGAGATTAAAGGTGAAGTATGTCCTGATTGTGGTTCAGTTTTAATCAGAGAAAATGGTTGTGTGCATTGCTCTTCCTGCGGGTGGAGCAGATGCAGTTAGGTTGTATCATTAGTATAAGTAAATTCCTTAAACTCTTATTACATTCAACTTTTATTTATATCTCTGCATATAATTGATATTAAAGATATGAAGAAAGTTTAAGACCAAAAGCACCTATAGGTAGGAAATTTGGTCTATGGACTGTTGTTTCTGAGGAGGTTAAATCTGGAAGTCAAGTATTTCCCACTTCTAATTCAAGAAATTTATATTGGTTGGTTCAATGTGAATGTGGTGAACTTGCTTGGAAGAATTCAGCAGCTATACAATCTGGAAATTCTACAAGGTGTAAAAGATGTGGCAATAAAGTTTATATAGATGACACTGGGGTAATTAAGGTTAATTCTATTATACTATCAAAGTATAATCAAACTATACAAGGGCTTCTTACAAGAAAACATAGAGGTAGGAAGCCTGAATTAACCTTTAATATATCTGTAGAGTATCTTAATAAATTATATGAGGAACAAGGGCATATTTGTGCTCTATCTGGAATATCTTTAGAACCTAATTTGAATCTTACTATGCAGCAGCAGAATATGTCTATAGATAGAATTAACTCTGATATAGGCTATGAGGAAGGTAATATTCAATGGGTAGATAAAAGGATTAATATGATGAAAGGTTCTCTAAGTAACAAAGAGTTTATAGAACTATGTACTAAAGTAGCTAAATACAATAAAAATGAAGATTGAAACTAAATATAGTATGGGAGATTCTGCCTTTGTTATGCACAATAACAGGGCAGTTCCCATAAAAATCATGGGAGTACATTACTCTCTTGATGTGTATCAAGGTGAGCATATCTACTATTCAAGTGATATATCATCCACTGATGGTATGATTAGGTTTGAGGAAAAGTATGTATTTAAAACTAAAGAAGATTTATTGAAAACATTATGAAAATTAAAGTAAAAGGAATAACAGAGGGATGTTTGCCTTTCATTATAGAGAAGGGTGACTGGATTGATTTAAGAGCAGCAGAAACAGTTAGCTTTAAAGCACCACAAGCTGGTGTTAGAAAGAGAGAAACTATTGATGGTGAGGTAGTACATCATAGAGATGTCACCTTTGACTTCAAACTAATCAAACTAGGTGTTGCTATGCAATTACCTAAAGGTTTTGAAGCAGTAGTATTACCAAGAAGTGGTACTCCAAAGCTAGGAATAATGTGTGCTAATAGTGAGGGAGTTATTGATAATTCATATTGTGGTAATGATGATGAATGGAGATTCCCAGCTATTGCCTTTCAATCTACAACTATTAATAAAGGTGATAGAATCTGCCAATTTAGAGTTCAATTGAGTCAGAAAGCAACTATATGGCAGAAGCTTAGATGGTTGTTTAGTAACAAGATTGAACTTGTTAGTGTGGATAAACTTGATGGTAATAATAGAGGTGGGTTTGGAAGTACAGGAGTACAATAATAACTCAAAAAGATAATAATATGGTAATGAATATTTTATTTGTAATAGGACTTGTAATTTTAGCTACTTTCTTTGCTAAGATTGTTGATGTCTATAGAAAGAAAGAAAAGAGAGCACAGGCATATAGAATGTCATTCAGAGAAACTCTGGATTTAACTGACATTCCTATTGTAACTTTCAAATGTGGAAAAAAGAAGTTAAACTTCTTATTGGACACAGGTGCCAGTGATTCTATAATCAACAAATCAGTAACTAATAATATTAAACATAGTCCTACTGGAGTAAGAAACACCATCTATGGTTCTGATGGTAATAGGAAGGAAGTAGATAAAACATCTATTGATATTACTTATAGAGATAAGACATATAGTGAAGAGTTCTATGTTATGGACTTAGATGCTGCATTCTCTAATCTTAAGAGTGACTTTGGTGTTAATCTGCATGGAGTACTTGGTAGTTCTTTCTTCCAAAAGTATAGATATATAATAGATTTCGAGGAACTAGCTGCATATTCAGTAGTATAATGGAAGATATAATTAAACTTAATTCAAAGGGAGGAGAGAACAACTATCTAAAGAGGTTAAAGAAACCTAATGGAGAGGAATCTAAGACCTATGTATTAAAAGTTACTTCTCCTCAAGTTTTTACAGGTAAAACCGAATATAATCATAAGTTTATATTGCCTACTGGAGGTCCAATAATAATTGAGGGTTGTACTTGTGCAGGAACTGATGAAGTAGTGAAGTCTATTGACTATACTGTGGGCTACGGATATACAATAACATTTTTGTAATATGACAGAAAACTGGGAATTTAGAGAGGAAGAGAAGGAAGCCATTAGTTATTATGGTGAGCAGATATACTTTGTTACAGGACAATCCTATCTGTTTGAAGATGAAGAAAGGCCTTTCAAATGTATCTCAGTTGAACAGTCTTTGGAGTTACTGGAAACCCTAAGAGTAGTAGGCTTGGATAGTGAAACTAGAGACACTGAAATCTGGCAAGGACAATTGTTACTTCTTCAACTAGGTAACAAGCACTTTCAAGTAGTAATTGATTGCTTGACTATAGATGTAAGAAGATATAAAGAGTTCCTTGAAAGTGACAGGCTCTTTATTATTCACAATGCCAAATTTGATTTAAGATGGCTATATAAAGAAGGAATTGTAGTAAGAAATGTCTATGATACTTTCTTAGGTGAAAAGATACTATTCTTAGGTTTCCCTCCAGGTATAATCTCATTATCTTTGCAAGCTTGTTGTGATAGATACTTACATATACATCTTGATAAGACTGTTAGAGGTAAGATATATGCAGGTTTAACAGATGAAGTAATTATATATTCAGCTAATGATGTTGTTTGGCTTGAAGATGTAATGAATGCTCAATTAGAACAGATTAAAGCTAGAGGTCAACTTAATGCTTTAAATGTTGAGAATAGGTTTGTTAGAGTACTTGCATATATTGAGTTCTGTGGTATTAGACTTGATGCTGTTAAGTGGAAAGCTAAGATGGTTAAGGATGAAGCTAGGTTAAGAGAAGCTGAAACTAAGTTAAATGAGTGGGTAGTTAACTATGTATTATCTAAAGGTGAAGATGCTGTAATAGCTTATGATTCTACCACTAGAAGAGGTAAGAAGAAGAGAGCTAAGGCTAGTGCTGGTAAATATGTAGCTATAGACCCACAAAGAAACTTGTTTGAAGAGTCTGTACCTAGGTGTATAATTAACTGGAATAGTAACAAGCAAGTTATTCCATTGTTTGAAGAATTAGGCTTTGAATTATGGACTAAGGATAAAAAGACAGGTAAGTTAAAGAAGTCTGTAGACTCAAAAATACTTGGAAAACAGAAGGGTAAGAGTGATATTCTTCCCTTATATCTTGAGTATTCAGCAGCATTTAAAGTAGTAACTTCCTTTGGTCAGAACTTTCTTGATGCAATTAACCCTGTTACTGGAAGAATACATCCTACCTTTAATCAAATGATGGATACAGGTAGGCTGAGTTGTGGTAAAGGTGGTAAGAAAGGTGGAGGAAAGACTAAAGATGATGATGTAGCTGAGGATGAAACTGATGTAAGTGCAGATGAGGTTATTGCAGTTGATAAGAGTGTGAATGTACAACAGTTACCTAGTGATGAAGAGACTAGAGCATGCTTTATACCTAATCAAGGCAATCTACTTGTTGACTGTGATTATGGAGACCAAGAGGGTCATGTATTTACTGAACTAACTCAAGATAAAGCATGGATTGAATTCTACAATGACCCTGCTGAGAGAGATGGTCATGCCTTTGTAGCTAAAATGATATTTCCTGATGAGCTTAAAGATATACCTGAAAAGGAAGTAAAGAAGAAAAGAAAAGACTTAAGAGATGCAGCTAAACCTGCTAGATTTACCTTTAATTATAATGGTACAGCTAGTGCATTGGCAGCTAATACTGGTAAGCCTTTAGAGTTCTGTGAGAAGTGCTTTGTCACTTACTTTAATGCTTTTAAGGGTATTGATAGGTTCTTTAAAATATCTAAGAGAAAGATGTGGGAAAGAGGTTATATTCTAATCTCTGAATTAACTGGATTAAGGGCATATATCTATGATTGGCCTATTCTCAAAGGTATTGAGAAGAGGAAGAATAGTATGGGTCAGGAGTTCTGGGACTTATATAGAAGTGCTAAGGAATCTGGCTTAGTTATAGAGGATGTTCCTGGTTCAGTTCTTCAAGAGATTGCAAAGAAATTTGCTAAAGGTGAGCCTCTTCAAGCTATTGCTATAAGGTATGAATATAAGGTTAAAGTAGCTGGTAAAGTAGAAACAAAATACATTGATATTAACTGGCAGACTGTAATAGTCAAGGTCTTCAAGCACCTTAGTAAAAGAAGGAGTGCATCAGAGAATCAATCATGTAATTATACTAGTCAAGGAACAGCAGCAGCTATGACTAAAATAGCTGGTAGTGTGTATTTTGACCATCTGGTAGAGAGTGGAAGAATATTCAAAGTTCTTATACCAAATGATGTACATGATGAGTATTTGATTGAGCCTCCTGCTGAAATAGCTGAGGAGGAAGCAGCTAAGTTAAGTGAATGTATGGAGTATGCTGCATCACTATTTTGTAAGAGTGTAACTATTAAAGCAGTTCCTGAAATAGGAGACCATTGGATACATTAATTATGGATATAGAAGATTTAAAGTATATATTACAGCAACATGCCTATATAGTAGGGCAGTCAGTATTAGCTACTGCCCTCCTTGAAGGTATGAAAGCTGAGAATGAGAGAGCTATTCAAAATGGTTTAAATCCTCCTTATGGAGAAGAGCAGTTTGAGAAAGCTATGTTAAAATTTCCTGTTGATCACAACAGTATTATAGATGCTTTTAAATATTAAAGTTATGAGTGAATTTGTGATAGTACTAGTCTTAATAGTAGCCTCTATTGGTTTGGTATGGCTACTATACAAGGCTAATAAGCCTCAAAAGAAGAACATTTATGTTTATCCTAAGACTAAGAACAAATATCTTGTTAAAGGTATAGTTAAAATGAAAGATACTCTTTCACTTGAATGGGTAGATGCTGTATTGTATATTAGTCTTAAGAATGGGAATTATTATGTTAGAGAAGAGAAACAATTCTTTGACAAGTTTATAACATTAAAAGAGTGGGAGGAAACTAATGGATGTAAAAGTAGGTGATTTTTATGAATACACAGGAAAGACTGGCTTTGATCTTGTTCAGAATAACACATATCCTATAATAAATATAGATAAAAATAATAATATAGATATTAAAACAGATAATGGTCATAAGATATTTTCATGGGAGAAGTTTATTATTGTATTTGAGCCTGTTATACTTAATAGTTGTAATTCTTCAATAAAAGCAGGAGATACAGTTAAATGTATAAAAAGCCTTGTTTACTTTGATGAAGGATGTACATATACTGTACTTGGTGTAAGTTCTACTAAAAGAGTAGTAATTAGAGATAAGTTTGGTAATCCTAAGTATGTTGAGCCTTATGAATTTAACACCTATTTCACTACTACCTTTCAAGTAAATGATAGCAGTAATGAATTAGTTGAGAGTTTTAAGAGTATTACTTCAAAGATGGCTGAGACTTATGAAAAGAAGAATCATGATTATGGTGATTCTTTTGATAAGTCTCTTGATAAGTTTGGATTAATAGCATCTGTAGTTAGAATGGGAGATAAGATGAATAGAATTGAATCTCTTATAAATAAATCAATTCAGAATCCTGCTTATCCATCTGTTTCAGTTAAAGATGTTAATCTTGTTAAGGACGAATCTATTAAAGACACATTGCTTGATTTAGCTAATTATGCTATTATGACAGTAATGTGGATGGATAATCAGAAGAAGTGTGATAATGGCTAAAGTAATTTTATGTAGAGGAATACAAGGCTCAGGTAAAACTACTTGGGCTAAACAATGGGCACTTGAAGACCCTGAGCATAGAGTAAGGTTCAACAATGATGATGTCAGGAATATGCTTGGTAAGTACTGGGTTCCTAACAGAGAAGTGCTGGTTTATGCTATGAAAAAGCAATTCATTATAACATCTATGAAGAAAGGTTATGATATTGTTATTGACAATATGAACCTTAGTCCTAAAGAAGTGGAATATTATGAGTCATATATAAAAATTCATAACCAAGTAGTAGATGAATTGAAATCAGAGAATAAATTAGACCTTCAAGATGATTTCAAGTATGAACTTGAGTTTAAGGATTTCTTTATTCCTCTCCAAGATTGTATTAATAGAGATTCTAAAAGGGAAAATCCTATAGGTGAAAAAGTCATAACAGAAACTTATGAGAGGTACAAATCAATAATTGAAGGACAAAATGACACAGCAAGGAATTTATATAAGTCCTGATAATATTGTACCAAATAGGGATAGAGGTAATAAACAAAACCTTTATCTCTATGTGTGTAAATACAATATTGCTTATGGTAATGGGATGGTTCTTGTAGCAGCAAGAAATCCTATGAGAGCTATGGAAATACTTGAAGCTACTAATCGTAAAGATGATTATGGATATTCAGCATATCAAGATGCAGACTTAGAGCATGTAGTAGGAGCTACCTATAATGGCTATGAGGGCATCTTGCATCAACAACATTATCTTGAATAATTATGGCAACTGAAAAGCAAATAAAGTGGAGAGTTAGAAATAGAACTCTGTTTGAAATTAAAGGTATCGCTTTAAAAGTAACATTGCTGATAGCATGTGTTTAACTCAAAGAGAAAGAGAACTTCTTAGAGAAGCCTTTAATATTATACAAGATGTAGTAGATAATTCTACTGAATCAAGTAGAGAGTTAGGTTTTAATGCAGTTAAGAGGTGTAAATACTGTGGGAAGCCTGCAACTCATGAAGGATTGTGTGAGAAATGTTATAATATGAGGAATTATTAATATGATGGAAGCATCAGTTAAAAGTGTAATTGAACAAGCAGCTCAGGAATCATTCTTTCCACCTAGATTATGGGTGATTACATATGATTTAAGAGTTATTAGTAAGGGTATTGCAGTGGTGAAAGCACCTAATGCAGAAGAAGCTAATCAAATATTGATAGCTAATGGTATGTATAATGGTAGTCCACAAGACTATCTTATAACTAAGACAGAGGAAATAGTTGTTCCACCTTGTTGTGGGTTAATGGCTGAACAATCAGTTGAAGTCTTTAATAACAATTGATTATGGATAATTTACCACTAGGAGCAGCAAATAATCCTAATGCACCATTTAATGAACCTTTGAATGTTTCTCATACAAGGTTTGTTAGTGTAACTATATCATATTATGATACATTAGAATTACCACTAGATGCAACTGGTAGACAAATTGAAGAAGCCTTTATAGATAAGGCTAACAGTGGGAAGTTTCCTAAAGAATTTGATGTTGATGAAATTGTAGTTCTAGATGAATAAAGTATGGTAGATGTATTAGGAAATAAAGTAGAAGTAGGGGATAAAGTATTATTTATCCCCAATCACTATAAAGAACTCCTTATAGGAACTATTACTAATGTTACTAGTGTGAGAGTTAAGATTAAATTCTCAAAATCAAGTAGTTATATTAAAGCAAGTAACCAATTTGTAAAGATATGAGATTAATTAAACCGTCATTTAAGATTTGGGGACATGAAAATACCCTTGAAGGTGTTTATAAACAGATAGAGAGAGTAGGTAGAGTATGTTATAAATCTGAAGATAAAATATCAGAGAATACATATAAAGAGTTTGTAGATAGAATGATTGCTTCTAAACATTGTTATACTGGCTCAACTGAAATTCTAACAGAAAAAGGTTGGATAAGGTTTGACTCATATAATGGGGAAAAAGTAGCAACAGTTGATGCTCTTAATAATTTTAATGGTTTTGAGACTCCATATAGAATTATTAGACATCAATACACTGGAAACTTCTACTTTTACCCGTCTCTAGGAATAGAGGTAACTGATGGGCATAGAATGTATGGACTATTTAGAGAAAGTAGGAATAACTTCTATAATAATGAGTCCTATATTCCGTTTGTCTGTGGTGACTCTTACATTGATAATAATGGGAGAAAGAAAACTCTTGGAGAAAGAATGTTCAAGTCTCCTAAGCATTGTAACAGGTTAAATGTTACAGACCCATTTGGAGAATTAATCGGGTTCTGGTTAGGAGATGGCTGCTATAATGTTCAAACAATAAATAAACTTGTTTTTCATCTAAAGAAACAGAGGAAAATAGAATATTTGAAAACTTTATGTGAAGAGCTAGGATATGAATTTGAAGTAGGAAAAGGCAATTATTATAGAATATGTAGTTCACAGATTGGAGCCAAGTTTAATTCTCTATTCTATAAGGATGGAAATAAATATATTCCAAAAGACTATGCTAATGATAATCCTATCATGATTCACTCTATTATTCAGGGATTAATTAATTCTGATGGGAGTCATGGTATAAACACAAGGACTATTACTTTTACTAGTACTAGTTGGAATATTATTGATTGGATAAATAAATGGGCAACTGTAGCAGGATATACTGTATCTTTTAGGGGAGTATGCCATGAATCACCAGTACATAATCCTGTATATAAAATACTGTTTCTAACCACTGATTATACTATAAATAATGATAGTAGATATGCAGATTCTAAAGTTTTAATTACTAATAAAACTGAAAATGTTTACTGTGTTACAGTATCTACTGGACTTATTATAGTAAGAGGGGACAATGGAGTAACTTCTATTTGTGGTAATTGTGCTATGCTAGAGCATGGTACTGTGTATCTTAGATATGACTTTAAGGCTAATGATGATTCTAATCCCATTGCTTACAGACTTTGGAGTAAGTATAATGAGAATCAGTACTCAAAAGCTGTACAAGCTCAACCTATTCCAGGTGTACCTGATGGATTTGTAGCTATAACTACAAACTACAGAGTATTGCTTCAAAATGGCTGGTTTGATGATTTGCAGTATCTATGTGAACCTACAGAGTTCCATGAAGAGAGATATACTGTTAAGTTTATCTGTGATAGAGGTGTAAGTCATGAGTTTGTAAGACATAGAGTATTTAGCTTTGCTCAGGAAAGTACAAGGTATTGTAACTACAGTAAGGATAAGTTTGGTAATGAAATTACTTATATTCTTCCTCCTTGGATGGATGATAAGCAGTTAGGGGAACAAAACTCTCAAGAACTTCTTATTCAAATGGGCAGTTTAAGTAATCCTACATATTCACAGAAGGAATTGAATGAGTTATACTTCTTATTTGGTCTTGCTTCTTCTGAGGTGCAATACTTCAATCTTATTAATAATGGTTGGAAACCACAGGAGGCAAGGGCTGTATTACCTAATAGTCTTAAGACTGAATTAGTAGTAACTGGTTTTGCAAGTGATTGGGAACACTTCTTCAAGTTAAGAGATGCAGGTAGCGCACATCCACAGGCTTATGAACTAGCACATCCATTGCATATGGAATTCTTGAGAAGAGGTTATATTACTGATTTATACAATGAAGCTAATCCTGATTAATATGTTTTTGATAGGATTTCTTGCAGGAGTATTAGTGTCAGTTGGCACTATAATATTAAGTATTGCTTACTATGTTAAGCATGGTGGTTATTATTAAATAGAAGAAAGTATGATAAAGAGTTTTAAAGTATTAGCAGATAATGGTAATTTAAACTTTAAGTTGAAGCATCTAGAAAGTGGTGATATGGTTTACATAGGAAAAGAGTATATCCATAATTACCTTGAATCTGCTGATGACTTTACTAATGAAGTAAAGGTAACTAGAGAAGATAAGAAAGATGGTACTAAATATGTTGTTGAGTAATGGATGAACCTATTAAGAAAACTTCTGAAGAGTGGCAATCTATATTTCCGTATCCTAAGGTTATAGACCCTGATGGATGGGATAGAAAGAACTATGATTACTCTTGGAAAGAAGAGAAAATCACACTTGAAGAGTATGAGGCTAGAAGGAGTCAGAGTACATGTATGTATTCTATTATTAAAGAAAGAATGTTTGAGAAGGGAGTAGATTAAATCTACTCCTTTTTTTCTTTTTTTTTTCTTTTCTTTTCTATAAGGATTATTCTTCTCTTATGGAACTTTTGGACTTATTCTATTGTTTATTTAAAAAATATATTCTACTTTTGCAAAGTAATTAACTAATTAATTGAATGTTATATGAGTAAGACTTGTTATACTCCAGAGAAAGGTCTGGATGATGTAATAGCTAGTAAGATAACAGGATGGAATAAATACTTAGTTGCTAACCTTAGAGGCTTATATCAGGAAAGAAATCCTGAAGCTGAAACTCCAACTGCTGAAACTCTTATTGAGTTTAGAAGGAGTCTTAGTAAAGAAGACTCTAAGAGACTTCTTGATGCTATAAATAGTCCTGCTGTGTCTTATACACAGTTAAGAGATGATTTTAATGCAGAAGAGAGATTCAACAGAATCAGTATGATTTCCACCATGTTCTCAGACATTGTAGATGCTGTTCAGGAGGAATATCCCTCTGTAAGTAGAAAAGATATTATATCTGGATTCACTGTTGATGGACAACAGGCTGGTGGTGTAGCTGGTATCTTTAATGAGATATATGATACTCTTCAATCACAATATAGTGATGCTATAGAAGAGAATGATACTGAAATAGCAGCTAAATATCAAAAGGTATTTGATAACTGGGGAGCCTTAATATCCTTTGCAAAAATTAGAATTAGAGATGCAGAAGATCTTAAATTAGGTCAAGACATTAACTTTGCTGATGATTCCAATCCTAACAACTTCAATGAAAATGATATGACTGAGAAGTTTGTTATGGAAGAATCTAAGAGAGAAGGTTGGATGGAACAAGCTGAATTTGAGTCTTCTTTTGGCTTAGTTGGAAAGCAAGTTAGAAAGGTTATTGGTAGAGTTCCAGTATATAAGGATGGTGAAGTTGTACTGGATGATTTAGGTTTCCCTGTAATGCAGGACCCTGTAAGAATGCATCAAGAGTTACTTGATGTACTTAGAGGTATAGGCAGTGAAACTGAAATGATGAATGCTCTTAGAGAGTATAGTAGTACTTCTGGATGGGTAACTCCATTTATGCAAGAGCTAGAAAATCCTCAAATAAGAACTCAATTCTATACTGACTTTAAGAAAAACTTTCAGCATTATTCTATGCAAACTGAAAAGCAGGAAGGTAGAATAAGAACTTATAAGACAACATTACTTAATAGAATTAAGGGTAATGCTCCTTTTAGTTCATTCTTAACTTCAGTTAAACTTGGTAAGGTAGTTAATCCTAGGAACAGTATCTTTGAAAAGAGTGGTATTGGTACTAGAGTTATGCCAATTAGACTAGAGAGAATTAAGAATAAAATAGTTGATACTTTAGCAGAACCTGAAAGAATAAATGAGAAATCAAAGTTCTGGATGATGTCTAAATTAGAGAGGAAACAGTTCTTAATTGATGCTACTGAGTCTCTTGGTATTGATATAGATGGTGAAACTTTAGATAGAATAATGTCTAGAAACAGAGATATTAGGGCATTAAACAAAGAGCTGTTAGGTGCAGCTAAGTTTGGTCTTAATCTAACTAAAGAAGAACAAGAAGGTAAAAAGGAGATTAGTTATGAAGAGCTTATCAAAAGGGCTTCTAGTAATGAGAAGAAGGGTGTCCTTAGAGAAAAGATTACTAAAGTACTGGCAATAGTTGCTAAGAGTAGAGAAGGGCTAAAACTTGAAAGTAGAGTTAGATATGGTGATAATACATTCTTTAGTAATGTTATTCCATCATTTATGGGAGATAGATTTGATAAGATAGCTTCTTTTGTGAAAGCTACTGACAAGAAAGGACTTCAGGCTATGCTTGAAACTACCTATCTCAACTCATCTTATTTTCAATATGATGGTAAGATACTTAACAAGTGGTTAGAAGAACTCTATAATAGTGATTTAAGTACTGAAGATAACTTTGCTGCAAACTTTACCTTTAAGAGATTCTTAGGTACAGATAAACTTAAGTTTGAAGACTTCACCAGTAAACAGCATATAGTACAAATGCTCAATGAGTATTTCTCTGAAAAACAAATTAGTCCTAATAGTCAATATGCTTGGTATCCTGTATTCATCTTAGGTGATAGTGGAGTAGCTAAGTTTATTAAAGCTAAAAGGTATGGTGGTCAAGAGATACTTGATGGTATGTACAATGTCTATATTCAAGAGAAGAGAAGAATGGAGTTAGCCAAGGCTACTAATAGAAAGATGCAGGACCAAGGGTTAAAGGCTATTGATAACTTTTCAAGAAATACAGATAAGTTTAGCCTACTTTCCTTCTTAAATGAACCTAAGTATGCTGGAATGATTAAAGAAAGTAACATTGAACAGACTGTTAAGCAAGCTATTAGAGCTTATATGGATGATTCTGTTACTAAGTTTAAGCAACAACTTAATACATTAGGAGTGCTTGAACAGCAAAATAATCAGTATGTTTATTTGAGTCAAGAAGTTAAGGGTAATAGAACTATAGATCAAGTATTATCAGACTATTACTGGAATACAAAGTTTGCTACTATCCAACAGTTACAAATGATGACTATTGACCCTTCTTTCTATAAGGGAACTAAGGACTTACAGAAGAGATATAAAGAAATTCATGCTCCTGGCTCTGCATTAAGTGTAGAAGCTATTGACCCATTTACAGGTGAAAGATATAGCAATGATGGTATTGAAAGAGTAGTTTACTTTGATGATATTGATGTAAATGCAGAGAAGTTTGATCCAGAGTTCATGGCAGCAATTGCTAGTCACTTTGGTAAAAACTCTGATGTTTATAAGATGTATAAGAAGAATACTCTTACAGATGGTCAGGGCTATAGAACACTTGAAAGTTATAAGAAGGTAATGGGTATGGCTGGTAAGTGGGATGAAAGAATGGAAGCTACATATAATCAGATACAGTCTTTAAGAGCTAAAATAGGTAGAGATGAAAATCCATCAATGGAAGATATTAAAGCTATATCAGATTTAGCTGTTATATTTCAACCTATTAAGCCTTATTTATTCTCTTTTGAGAACTATAGTATCAATGAAGCAGTTATGCTAAAGATACCTGTTCAACATAAATATGCAGAAGCAGTACTTATACCTGAACTTCTTCCTGCTGGAAGTAAGTTAAGAGATATAGCTTATTGGATGGAAGAGCATGTAAATCCTGAAACTGGTAAGAGTGAGCCTATAGATATGATTGGTTCTACTAAGATTGTTAAGGTAGGTGGATTTGGTTCTACTGATATTAGCAATGTAGACTCAAGAACTATTAATGATGCAATGAATAAAGGTTATGTTCATCAGTTAAGCTATGCTGACTATAGAATCCAGACTAATGTTCCAGAGCATGTTAATAGCTCTCAGTTATTTGGTACTCAGGTAAGAAAGCTTATTATGGCTAAGGTAGGAAAGTTTAAAGACTACAGTAGCTATATAGGTGGAAAGAAAGTTAATCTTGGTGGTAAATATGGTAATGTTAAGTTGAATGGTGGTAACTTAGTTAGATTCTATAACTCTCTTATTACTGCCAATATCATTGATTCTTATCATTTATTTGAGAATGCAGTATCTGATGCTAATAAGATAAGCAACAGGTTAATCCAGACTACAGCTAATAATAGTAGAGAGTCTAAAGATAACATAATGGCTTATGCACTGAATGAAAGAGGTGAATTTACTGTACCTTTATTTGAAGGTGGCTTAGAGCATGATAGTTCAGCTTTATTCTTTAGTCTCTTTAAGAAGATGGTTAACAAACAATCTATTAAAGGTGGTAGTGCTGTTCAAGTATCAGCTATGGGTATTACTGGTTATGAGGAAGATGGTGGTTTGAGATATGTAACAGACCCTAATAATCCTAATAATATACTCTATGCAGAGTGTGAAATACCTTGGGATTTAACTTATACTGATAGTACTGGTAGAGAGCAATTATTAGACTTTGAGACCTATTGTAATGAAGATGGTACTCTTAAAGTTGATAAAGATGGTAATACTATTCTTGAAAAGACCTATCCTAATATACTAAGTTTACTTGCATATAGAATACCTACTGAGAGAGACTATTCTATGATTAATCTTCGAGTGAAGAGATTTAGTCATAAGACTGCTGGAGGTACTATTAAAGTACCACCTCAGGGAACTACTATTGCAGGTTTTGACTTTGATATTGATAAGTTGTATTTCATGAGAAATGAGTATCAACAAAGACAACTTACATCAGAGGAAATAAAGAATATATGGTCAGAGTTTTATGATACATATCCTAATTTAAAAGCAGTTCTACAAGAAGCAAGAGAAGAAGATACTGAATCATTAGACAGACTATATAAGTATTGGGAGAAAGCTGGATTACCTTATAGTTATCAGGCAGCCTTTAATCAGTTTGTAGCTGATAGAGGCTATGTTAAGTTTGAAGAGTATGACTTTAGTAAGAGTCCATTAGAGAATACTAAAGCAGCTAGAAACAACATGCTTATTCATTTGATACAACAGAGATTAAGTGATGTTGAGACTTTTGGAGATAGATATACTCCTGGTGGTTTTGCTAATGCTTCTAAGGCAGCTAGAGTTATGAGAGAGTTAATGTTTGGTAAGGCAGAAGTTAATCATCAAGATAAGACTGTTAACCTTTCAAGTATTAATAAAGCTATTGATGAAGGAAGTCTAACTGATCCAGAGCCTAATTATGACCCTAGTGATCCTATGACTATTGTTATTTATAACCAGCAAAATAATGTTGCAGGTAAATTGATTGGTATCTTTGCAAATCAAAATACTAATCATGCATTTGCTTCATTGATGGAACAGTTTTCTTTAAAGAAGCCTATTACATTTGCAGGTAAAAGTTATTCTGATTTACTTCATAATGATGAAATAGATACTAGTTTGAATGTTGCTGAGTTTCTAGCTGCATCAGTAGATGCTGTGAAGGACCCAGTACTTAACTATTTGAACTTGAATACTATTACTGCTGATGCTGGTGCTATGTTAGCAAGACTTGGTTTTACTACTGAGGATATAGGTTTACTATTCAATCAACCTATTATTAAGGATATATGTGAATACAGCTTTAATAATGGTATGTCTGATATTAACTCTGTGATAGATAATGTATTAGACAATTATGAGATTGATGGTGAGTTAAAGAAGGCTATACCTGATGAAGACCTTTCAAGAGAAAGATTAGCATATAATATAGTTCAGGCTGCAAACACTAGTAAGGAAGAACTAATGAAGAGTGATGAATTTGTTGAGAAACAAATTATTGTTGCTGATTTATTTAGAGAAATCCTTGAAGCTAGTAATGATGTATCTCAGTTTGTAAGAAACACTAAGTTTACTGCATCTAATGCTGTAGGTTCTACCTTTGGTGATGCTTATGCACAACAGATGAAAGTAGCTGCTTATGTTAAGTCATTTACAAAAGCTGATGCTCTTAAGGTTGAGATGAAAGTAGCTCAAGGTATTAATGCTCCTATGAATAATGAAGTAGGAACATTATCCATGAATGACCAAGAGTATATGGAATCTTTACTTGAAAATCCTTTTGCTTATGAACAGGCTATGTATGATATGAATAGAAAGGCTGAGAAAGTAATTAATAAATTCTATCCTTATAATACTAAAGCCTATAAAGAAGCTAGAGAAGGAATAGCTGCATTTACTAGAAGTGGATTACTTGATGCAGAGACTATTAATAGTATTCACAGTGACTTAATGGTATTTATGTTAAGTCAGCAAGAGAATAGCTTATTTAATGATAATATGCCTATTAATGCAGCAGGTGAAGAGGTTACAGCTAGAGAGTATTTTACAGAGATATTTCCTGAAGGTTTATTCAATATTCTTGAAGCTAATCCTACAATGAAGTCTATGCCTATATTCCAGTATATGCAGTTTGTTACTGATGAAAAGACTGGTAAAGTAAGCATGAATATTCAGGATATAGGTGGTTTAGCACCTTATCAAAAGGATGAAATTAAAGAGAGTTGGGGAGACTTATTAAGGAATGAGCAGACTGTTGAATTGGCACAATCTCTGTTCTTGTATAACTATTATAAGCTTGGCTTTACTTATAGTCCTATGGCATTTATGAACTTAGCTCCTACAGAAGTTAAGTTAGCTGTGCAAGTAGGATATGATTATAATGGTAATCCTAAATCTTATGTTGACTTCTTAAATGATGTACAAAAGAGTAGGATTGGTGTTAATAATCAAGAGTTTGCTAAACAGTATTTACTTAATCATTTAGATAATAACAGACTAGTATTTCATCCTAAAGGAAGAAATGGCAGACTTATAAGTAACTTGGCTTTTAGTGATGGAGTAGCTGTAAGCAGCTTTACTCTTGATGTAAAGAAGTTAGGTAAAGAAGGTAATCCATTCTTATTACCTAGTGAAGAGAAAGGAGTATCTTACTTTAGACCTGTTATTGTTATAGATGATATAGTGTATATGTGTGATAGTAATGATGTAGTATTCAATTCCAGTACTACTGGAAGTATTAACTATTATAAGGTTGATGCTTTAGGTGAATCTGGAAAGTCTCTACAATATTCTTCTAACTCAATGACAGTAAGTACAATAGCTGATACTGAAGTTCAAGATGATGGCAATACATCAGTTGAACCTGAAGTAGTTAATACTGTAGATACTAGTATGAGTACAGAAGAATTAGTTAGACAGGCTACTGATTTAGCATTAAAAGCTGATAATACCTTAGATAAGGCATTAGTGATTGAGATGCTAAATAAGGCTAGTGTAGAAGATTTAATTGATACTATTGAGTCATTGAAAGCTCAAGCTAATAATATAACTGACCAAGAAGGTAATAAGATTTGTTAATATGGATAAGTGTAGTATAATTCCAAGAGTAAAGAATAGTAAAGGTGAATTTGTAGAGAGTGACTTATTTAAGTCACTCCTACATTACACTAATGACAGAGAGATATCTAAGCAATATTATGCTGTAGGTACTAGTCCTGAATTCTTAAGTAGAGTAGCTAATGAAGCTAAGTTTGATAGCAATGGTGAGATAACCTTTCAATCTCTTAGACAGCTAACTAAGCTGAATTTAAGTGATGAGAAGGTTAAACAAACCTTGAATAAAGACATTGGTGCTGGTGTATATGATTACAATGAAGCTGTACCTAAACTACAGTCCTTTAATAGAAGTAGCCCATACAATGATAAGTATATGGCTACTATTATTAATAAGGATAATGGTAAGGTTGAATTAACTGTAGTCAATAAGAACAACACTAATGTAGCTCAGTTAAATGATAACATAGCTAACAGAAGTCTACAAGAGAGAATTAAGTTCTACTTAAATAGAGCTGGTGTTGATTATAGTTTCCTTGATGATAGTGAGAGAATTAATGGTAGATACAGTACTGTCAATGCTACTAAAACTGCTGATAGTCTCTATCAATTAATTAAGGTAGCTAATAATGAACAAATAGATAGTAGTTTATCTGAAGAAGCTGGTCACTTTGCTGTAGGTGCATTAGGTAATTCTCCACTAGTTCAAAGACTTGAGAGATTGTTAACTCCTGATGTACAGAGAGTTATAATGGGTGATGAATACAATACTATTGCTTATAGAGATAATCCTGCAAGAGAAGTTGCTGGCTATCTAGTAGGTAAGGCTATTAATGGTGAGATAGATAAGAGAGCTTCATGGCAGAATATAGTTAATAGAATAGTAGGTCAGATCAAAAGAGTCTTTAATAACATCACAGGCAATGAAATAGCTAATGCTAAATTAGAGGCAGTAAGAACTGCTGATGCTATTGCACAAGGCTTTATGTCACCTGGTTTCCAGGGCACTGTTGAAAATGCACTTGAAACCCAAGAGACACTGTATAGTGCTAGAGACTCTGTTAATGTTGCTACCTTCAAGTCTGTTTTAAATATACTGAGAAGTCAAACATCACAGATGAGGGCTATTGATAAGTCTCTTTATAATAAGTACAATCAATTAGCAGGTCAAGTTGAAGCTGGTAGAACCAGTAGTCAACCATCACTATTTGCAGACTTAATTGCTGTAGATGGTATTACAGAAGCTATGGATTTAATGGTTGATACTGTACCTGAGATGATTACCAAGTTAGCTAAAGTAGACTTTAATGTAACTAGTATTACACCAGAGAATGCAGCTTTATTAAGAGAAGTAGGAACCTTTGTTGCTAATGCACAGGCTATTCTTAAAATAGTAAAGGATGCCACTACTACAGAAGACTCAAGACTTAGATTACAGAATGTCAATGAAAGTACAATAACTCAACTCAAGGCTCTTAGAAGAAATCTTAATGAGGCTATTAATGGTGATAATAGATTACTTAATACTCTTGAAGTTAAACAGAGAGAGTTCTATCTTAAGTTCCTTGAAGATGCTATGGGTTCTACTTATGTAAATAGAGCAGCTAGAGTAATATTTGATTGGAAGAAAGGTCAAAGAGGTCTTAGATGGGTTAGTGCTGAAAAGATTCCTATTGAAGACTTGCTTAGATACATGGAGAAGGATATTAGTATTCATGAATCTATTCTAGCTTCAATGTCAAATAACTCTGATGTTATTGGTCAATTAGCTGATAGGACTGTGAAGTTAGCTAACAAGTATGCTGATGATATGACTATTCAGACTCAAGATAGACTAAAGATACTTGAAGGTGATTTACATAGTATAGGAGAGAAGAATACAGATGCTTTCTGTGAGATAAGTCCTAGAACTGGTAAACTAACTGGTAACATAGTATCACCTTATGTTTGGGGAGACTATGAAGATGATTGGTTACAGTTTAAGAAAGAATGCAGAGATGATTTCTATGCAAACAATCCTAACCTTGAAGGTAAATCAGACTTTGAGAAGAGTCTATTATGGGATCAATACTTTAAACCATTAGTTAAATCTTGGCATAAACAGCACTCTCAATGGAATCAAGTTGAACAAAGATGGTATCCTAATGATACTTATTTAAGTGAACAGTATGAGAAAACTATTAAGGGTACTCCAAGAGCTGGATGGCTAAGCAAGTACATGAATCTTAAAGCTGAATTAGATGGATTTCTACCTGATGGTAGTACTAATATCTATAGAATGCCACAGTTCAAAGGTACTACTATGAATAAAATCAGAAATAGAAGAATGACTGAAGGCACTGGAAAGGCTATTAGTTATACTCTAAGAAGAAACATGGCAGATACCTTTGTTGAAGATAGTGAAGACAGAGACTTTGGTAGTGATCAAACCTATAATACAATAGAGGAAGATATGTTCTCTAATCAACTTGAATTTGAGAAAGAGAAGTTAAACAGAGTTCCTATCTATGGTATTAATAAGTTAAGAGATAGTGCAGAGTTAAGTACTGATTTATTTCAATCTACTTTAGCTTATGCTGGGATGGCACATACTTATGCAGGTATATCTAGTATTGCAGGCACTCTTGAGATTGGTAAAGATGTCTTGAAGAGAAGAGCTGTAGGAGGTATAAGGGCAGAGTCTGAAAGAGATAAAACTTCCAGAGCATTTAAAAGATACCAGAAGTTCTTAGATAAACAGATATATGGCATTAATACTACTAAAATTAAGATAGGAAAGAAAATAGTGCTTAATAAGGTAGTAGGGTTCTTCACTGGATTAGCATCAAAGTTCTTCTTAGGTGGTAATGTATTAGGTGGAGCTGTTAACTTAGGTACTGGTTCTCTTGAAATATTCAAAGAGGCTTTATCAGGGGAATTCTTTAGTGTTAAAGACTGGGAGAGAGCTAATATAACTTACTGGAAGAACTTACCATCTAACTGGTTACATGCTGGTGATGATGTTAAAGAAGATAAGGTAAGTTTGTTTATTAGACAGATGAATGCTCTTAATGAAAATAAGAAGAAAGAGAGAGATTACTATACTAATAAATCTAAGTGGGTTAAGTTAAATCCAGTAGGAGAGAATCTATTCTTACCTTATAAATGTGGTGAACACTATATGCAGACTATGGCATTTCTTGCTACAGCTAATGGTACTAAACTCATTGATGAGAATGGAAATCCTATTAGTCTATACAATGCTTATCAAGTAGTTAACATAGATGATAGTAAGCCTAATTTAGGTAAGACTCTTCAAATGAAACAAGGTGTCAGAGTACTAGATAAAGATACTGGGGAATTAAAACCTTGGAGTATTGAAGATGAATCTAAGTTTATAGATAGAGCCAGAGAAATCAATAACAGAATGCATGGTATCTATAACAATTCAGATAAAGTGGCTATACAACAGAATATTTATGGTAATGCTTTATTAGCTATGAGGGGTTATGCATTAGGTATGATACAAAGAAGGTTTGGTGTTAATGCTTATAGTGTTGCATTAGGTACTGAAACTGAAGGTTCTATGAGAACATTATCTAAGGTAATTGCATCTACATTCACAGACAAAGGAGGCTTTGCTTTAACAGCTAGAGCTATCTTTACTCCAGTATCAAAGACTACTCAACAAATGATGCTTAATGCTGGTTTCTCAGCTAATCAGTATTATAATATGAGAAGAAATTGGGCTGATATGGCTGTTATTGTAGCATTGACTTTACTTAAGATGTTAAGTGCTAAGCCTGATGATGACGATGATGAAGAACCTGATCAAGCTATGGGATTCTTATATTATGCAGCTAGTAGATTATACAGTGAACAAGCAGCATTTAATACTCCTTGGGGATTTGTTAAAGAGGCTCCAGTAGTAACTAATATATCTCCTGTTGGATTTAGTTTAGCAACTGACCTAGTTAATATAGTAACATTATTTGCTACCCAAGAAGAGTATAAATCAAGTGGTAGTACTTATGAGAAAGGTGACTTGAAATGGGCACATAAAGTTGAAAGAATGCTTCCTTATTGGAGAAGCTACTTAATGATGCAGAATCCATATCAAGCAGCACAGAGTTATAAGTATGGTAGGGATATTCTTACCAAATAACAAATGTTCATATATGCAAAAAAGGCTAGAGGTTAATCCCCCTAGCCTTTCTTTTTTTTTATACTAGCTATACTTAACTTAGACACTCTTTCTGATGTTGTTTCTCATCTTCAGTCATGTTATTCCAAGACTCTTTAGTATATCCCATTGTTATTGCAGCCTGTCTAACTTCATCACTAATTGATTCCCAGTTATTAGCTGAAGGAGTAACTATAGGTCCTTTCTTAGCTGGTTTAGCAAACCTATTTTTAACTTTACCCATCTTTAAACCTAAGTTCTTATTAACTGTAGTCTCAGCATCAGGTATTTCTACCTTTTTAACTTCAACCTCAGCTGGTAACATATCAGTAATCATTTGTTTCTCACTGTCAGTAAGTTTATCATATTGAATATTTACATCAGTAAATGGTACTGCACCTACTTCTTCAAGAGTAGGTTTAGAATCCATATACTCTTCACCATTAGCAAGTAATTGATTACCTTCACTTATTTCATATACAGTTTTACCATTACCAAATCCTAAAGGAGTAGGATAACTAACATTAATAGGTATAATGTTAAGAGAAGCTACTTTAATACCATACTTATCTTCAATGAACTTCTGATACATTGAGACCTGTTTAGCATATTTCTTTCTTTTCTCATCACTAATACCACTTCTATTAGTCTTCATATCAAAGATATGGAAGTTACCTTGAGTATCATAAGCAAGCAAATCAAGAGTCCCAGCAACAGGTATATCATGTGTTTGACCTTGTGTGTCAGTCACTTTGACAGTACCAGTAACAGTTACATCTCTAGGAATTATTGTAAGACCTTGAGCATCAATATAGTTCTTAAGACCCATTAATTGATTAGCAAACTTTCTCCATTGACTTTGAGATGAATTAGGATAATCAAAATGATAATCATTTAATAATTTACCATCTTCATTAAAGAACTCACCTGCAAAGAAGTCTCTTACAAACTCATCTACTGATGTTCCTATATTAGTTGAAGGCATAATCCAAGGACTAGCAGGGTCAAATCTTTCACCAGCATGTTCATCAGCTTGAATAATAGAAGTAACTCTAGCATATCTAACTCCATTATTATCTATATAACCTGAGTTATCATCAGCTAATCTTATCTCCTTACTATCTTCAACTATTCTACTAGCTATCTGTTTAGCTTTATCTATAGCAGGATTAGATATTGGTTTAACCTCACCTTTTAATGTAGCACCAGTTTCACTGTCAACAATAGCATCACCTACTTTAACTTGGTCTGTAGCTACAATAACAGGAGTATTAATAGGTTTGCCTTGTGTAGCATTAACTTGATTAGCAACTACTTGTGTAGGTACTGGAGTTCTACTACCATCCTGTTTAAAAGGACTATTAATATCAATGCCTCTAATAGTATATTTGAATGAGGTTCTACTAGATTCCAGTATATTATCATCAAATATATCATTAGCATTGTCTAATCTAGCTTTTCTAGCATCATCAGATTCACCTTCTTTAGCATTGAAGTCATTGTAATTAACCTGCCATTTAACAAATGGTTGACTACCATCTTGTCTAAAGTTACCATTATCAAGTATTAAACTCTTAATAGCATTAGCCTTAGTTTCATCAGTCATTGTACCATTAGTTACTCTAGCCATAGGTATAGTATTAACACCATTAGTTAAAACTAATTGATACATTCTATTACCTTCAAGCTTGTCTTCTGTAGGTATGAATGTGTACTCATAACCTTTAGGAACTGTCAGATAGTTACTTAACTTCTTAGTTAAACTTTCACCTAATGAACTTAATTTAGTAGCACCTTCACCTATTGCAATTAGTGTGTTACCCTCTCTCTTGAATCTAATATCATCACTGAAAGGCTCCTTCTTAAAGAACTCTTCAAGTGTCTTGCTATATCTATGGAGCCTACTATTAGCTTTTAGTATCTCCTCAGGAGTTCCTTCAGTTAATACTTGAGCTATAGGTTGACCTGTTCTAGATAAGGAGTTTTGAGGAGTGGTTACATATAACTCAAACTCAGATTCTCCACCCTTCATATTAGGAGTAAAGTAAGCTAAGTGTATTCTTTCACCCTTAGCATCCTGTGCTACTCTTCTAATATTAGGTAAGATTTTATCCTTAGCTTTTCTATAAATAGCTTGTCTATCTTGTATAGATAGCTTCTCATCATTCATCTTATCTCTATCAGAGTCATCCATATCATTACTCATGATAGTATGTATCAGAGTATTAGGAGTACCTGCCTTAGTATGCTGAGGTGGATTAGCTCTTACATAACCATTAGTAGTAACAACTTTACCATCTTTATCCTTAATCAACTTACCATCTTGTTGAGTTAAAGCTGACATTCTAAGTGGCTCTACTCTAGCAGCACCTTGTGAATTAGCACTAGTTCTAGGCATAAAACCAATAGGTTGATACTTCTTATCATCAATTATAATAGGACCATTGTTATCTTCAACAACTGCCATTATTGGTAAATGATCATTCTCATTATAAGCTTCACCCATCTCTTGCTTAACACCTGCAATAATAGCAGGGTCTGCAATAAACATAATAGGAGTCTTAGGAGTTATATTACCCTTTCTTAAATAGTCATTCATTCTAAAGTTCTTAGAAGCCTGACCTACTACAGAGTTAGGGTAGTTATCTACACTAGCTGTAGTTATAAGACCATTATTTCTCCTTTCTTCATCAACTGTACTAGGAGTTTCAGCTCTTTCTTCCTTAGAGTCTGGTTTAACTTCTTTCTTAACTTTTATCTTTGAAGCTACTTGTTTTAATAATGAAGAAGCTCTATCAGAATTATCACCACCTTGTTGAGATTGTACTTGTAACTGATTAGCCTTAGCCATTATAGCTTCACTAAGATTATCAGGAGTTTCATATTCACTATCTCCTAATTCATCAAGTATTTGAGTAGCCTGCTCTTTGACATCATTATAAATATCAGATGCATTGTTAATAATGCTCAAACCAATATCAGCAGCCTTAGCTACTTCCTCATTACTATTAGTTTTAAACTTATCAGTAAGACTTTCTACCTCAGGTTCTATAGTTCTAGTCAGTGAAGGAGTTCTTTCTATCTCACCAAATACACCTACTGACTTAGTAGGTTCAGCAGGAGTATCTTCTTCAAGATTTCTAGATGCACCCATCTCTGGATTAGCTGCTAATTGAGCAAATACTCCAACAGGTTTAGGAGGTTTTGAATCCTCTGTAGTTGTAGGAGCTACTTCCACAGGCTTATTAATAGTTTCTACTTCAGTAATATTCTTATTATATTCCTCAAGTATGCTATTTAAAGTCTGTGCAATCTCTTCTACACTAGATGGAGCCATTTGTTCACCCTCAGGTAATCTACCATTAACCTCACCTATGTAATTAAGCAATTCAGAATTACCAGATTCATCAGTTTCAGCTAATACATCAATAGATGCATTAGTAGGACTAATACCTCTGTCTGTTAAGAATTGCATTGAAGTCATGATTACATTCTTATCATTCTCACTTAATGAATTAAATTTTTCATTACTATCAAGTTGGTCAAATATACCTTCTAATGCCTTATTATCTGATATATACCTGTTATAATTATCATTATCCTTGAGTATATTTCTAATAACACTTCTCTCTCTTACATCAGATTCTCTATAAGCTTTATCTAAGTTCTTAACAAAGGTAGAGTAATCACTTACACCATTAAGATATTCATATTTCTTTCTAGTGTTATCATTAGCTACTTGTTGTTTAATTCTATTAGTAAAAGCATTGAAGCTTGAAGGATCACTAAGTATGCTATTATATTGAGCTAAGTAAGCTTGTTGAGCTAGGTTAATTCTACCAGCATCTTCAATCTTATCAATGAAATCACTGTATTGTAAAATACCTTCTCTTATTACATTATCTATAATAGCTCTTTGTTCTTCACTATACTTAGACTTATTCTCAGGATTAAGTATAGTAGCTCTGTCCACTGGATTGAGAGACATAATGTCTGCTTCACTAAGAACAGTTCCTTCTATACTATTATCTCTTTCTCTGCCTAGTTTCTTGAGTTGTTTATCTATAGTCTTAAGTGCTACTCTCTTAGCTCTAAGTGCAGGCTCTTCATTAACTTCAAGGTTCTTTCTTTTAGTGATATTCTCTATATCTTTCTTAAGTTCATCCTTCTTTTTAGTTAACTCATCATAAGCATTGTTTATCTTATCCTGAGTACCATAACTAATAAGAGCATCTCTCTGTGCTTCACTAAGATTACTTGAAGAGGTAGGGTTAATGGGGACTTTAGATAATTCATCCTCTAACTGTGTAGCTCTTTCTCTCCAAGAATCTACACTCATTTTACCATAAATTAGTGCTTGCTTAGTATCTTCATCAGCAGCATTGCCTAGCATCTTATCAATGTTCTCAGACTCTTCAGCTATTCTACTCATAGTATTAAGTAGCTTATTAGAGTTCTTCTTTATAGTCTCAAGTATCTGTGAATCATCCTGTTGAATATCTCTGTTGTTAGGTGCATTCTTAAATTGCTGTACTAATGATTGAGCTAATTCAGAACCATCTTCAGCATTAGCTGCATTAGTTAAGTCAGTCATAAATGAGTTATAATAGTCAGTACCTCTGACCTTTTCAAGCATCATAACATCATTAATAGTCTTACCTAATTCACTGTTTCTATATTCAAACTCATCATTTTTACCTGATGCTTCATCCATAGCCTTAGCCCAGTTAAATGTACCAACCAGACCATCATACTTGCCTTTATTAGCAGGGTCTTGTATCCAATCAGTCATTACTTGAGCAGCAGTAGCTCTTTCTTCACCAAGACTTCTTTGTTCTTGAATAGCTTCATAGATAGGATTTCTATATACAATAGGGGACCTTCTTAAAGTATAATCAAGTTTAGATTCATCTTCCATTCTAACAGCAGGGCCTCTTCTATTATTAATAGTAGGAGTACCCATACCTGAGGCTAATGCACCATAGATACCTGATAAGATATTCTCTTTATCAGTCATAGCATCACCAGCTGCTCTACTAGCAGCAAATAAGTCATTAGCAAGAGATTCATCTACTGCATTCTTGCCATCACCTTTATATTTATTAGTAATGAAGTTCTGTAAGTTATACTCTGCACCACCTCTTGCAAAGGCATCAGATACACTTTGAAGATACTCTTCAGTAAATTCACCAGCAGGTTCCTGTAATACATTAAGTACCTTACTAACTTTACCATAATTAGGAATAACTCTACCTGCCTCTACTCTAAAGTCTTGTGGTGTAAATAACCTACCTAATCTACTTCTTCTCATAGCTTCTTGTACAGAAGGAGTTTGAAGACCAGCTTTAAGAGTCATATTAAGTGCTCCATTAATCATGGAGTTAAGACCCATATTATATACACCTGCCTTAGCTGCATTAGCTTCAGCTTTCTTTATAGATTCCTCATATTGAGGAGCATAAGAGTCATATATTTCCTTATATAATCTCTCAAGGTCTTCCTTTGATTGGGGGTTATAACCTTGTTTACTAAGTTCTTCAGGATTCTGAAGTCTTCTATTAAATTCATCATTTACTACTTTAGCCTGATTCTCAGCTACCATTTGCTTAGCATCATCAAGAAATTGTATCTTAGTGTTAAGACCTTCACTAACACCTTCAACAGTACCAACCATTGCAGGAATAACAAAGGCATTAACCTTTTGCTGAGCTTGTTGTAACCCTCTTAATACTCCATTGACTTTCTCAAGATTATTTAGTGTATTAGCTCTATTAGCTGCAAGAGCTGCACCTTTTAATCCTTGAAATGCCTTATTGGATATAGATGAAAGACCTGCACCAGTTAACATTGAGGCTATAGTAAAACCTTGTTGATTAACTAATTCAGGTATAGTATTAACACTAAGCAAGTTATCAAGAATACTTCCTTGTTCTTCCTTAGTAGTTCTTATAATAGGTATAGTAGATAATCCACCATTATCCTTAGCTTCTTGAATATTAGCATCAAACAATGAGCCATATTGCATTACATCATTACCATATCTAGTCCAATCATTGTCTATAACATGGTCCATGAAATCAAGGGCTGCATTATCTATATTCTCATTTCTTTCATCACCTATATAGTCAACAGCACCTTTAACCATACCAGCAGCACCAATTAAGGCACCTGCTATTTGAGCACCCATACCTTTAAAGCCATTCCATATTTTCTCAAATACACTTTGATTTTCTGATGCAGTATTCTGCATCTGTCTTCTAAGTATATTATTAGCTTCTTGTTCACCATAAGCAGACTTAGCAGCATTGTATTCTGCTACTAGTCTATACTTATCTTCATCAGAGAATGGAAGATATTCAGTACCTTTGTACCTCTTATAATAAGGAGATACATCAGTAGCTATCTTATCAAATTCATCAAGAGCTTTTCTACCTCTTGCAGGCCAGTTGTTATATAACTCAGTCAACTGATTAGCTTGAGTTTGATAGTCTTGACCTTGTTGAAATGCTTTGCCAATACTATCAACCTTCTGTTGTTCTTCATCAGTTTCCTGAGGAGCTTGAAATAACTCACCATTATATAAGCTATCTCTTTGCTCAGGAGTATAACTCTTCAAAGTATTATAGTCTGGTCTATCACCAAACTTCTCTTTAAACTTGAAGTTCTTATACATTCTATCTATTTGGTCTGGAGTAAGTCCTTCCAACTGTGAAGAATAACTCTTCTCCCAATTCTGTCTATCCTCAGGTGTCAAGCCCTTTAATCCTTTTAATCCTTCCATATTATAATCCCATATTTTCATCAAAATTGATACTACCTGTTACTTGTGGTGTAACAGGAGTAGCCATAGGTAATTGAGAAGTACTTTGCTTAGGCATCAGTACATAGTCATAGTCACCAACAGCTCTACTCTTACCAGCTTTAACCCTAACCACATCATAGTAATCAAGGTCTATATTCTCCTCTTTAGCTGTCTTAAGCATTTCATCTAAAGCACCTTTAGGTATTTCATTGTAATTGGTTACTATATCACTAGGTTTCACATTATCAAGAGTATAATTACCCCATCCTGATACAGCTTCACTTCTAGTCATACCAAATAAAGTACCTTTTACATCCTTACCTTCTTTACCAGTTCTCCATTTACCTCTGGTATTAGCTATAATAATTGGGGTGTCCCCCCTCTTTGCAGCATCTTTTACACCAGCACCTGCAATACCACTATTACCTACATAGTTCTCAACTCTACCATCAGGATATATTCTAAGTGCTTTACCTCCACCAATAACTCTAATAGTTGAACCATCTTGAAGAGGTATTGTAGTCTTATCTTTAGCTGCTTGAGCTTTAGCTAATTCAAATCTTTCTCTATCCATCTCTAATCTAGCAGACTCAGCAGGACTCATAAATGCTCTATTACCTTGAGTATCAAACTTCTGAGTACCAATAGCATCATATAAACCAGCATTGATATAGTCTCTAGCTCTAGTTTGAGTAGCTTGATCCCAAGTATCTAAGCCAGCTTCTTGCCATACAGTATCAGCTACTTGTTTTAATTCACTAGGTGCATTTGGGTCATTCATTATAGTCTGCATTACTTGTTGAGGAGTATAACCTAACTGTTGCATTTGCTGGAAATACTGACCACCAAGTATTGATTGATACTGAGGATTCTCCTGTATAGTCTTAGCTAGATTTGAAGCCATCATACTAGCTCTCTTGGATAACTCTGAACCACTAATAGTATTATAAGTAGCATTAGGGTTATTAATTAAATCATCAAGAGATGCAGTACCATAGTCAATATTGAACATTAATGAAGGGTCCTTTTGAATGGCTTCTCTTTGAGCTTTAGTTAATTCTTCTCTCTTAGTTGCAGCTACTTCTATAGGAGTAATCTCATTACTGTATCTTCTTTTCATATCTAACAAACCTCTTCTACTCTCTGGTGTTAAACCTTGTCTAGCTAAAAGGTCTGCCTGCTTAGTTAAATCATCAGCATAAGTTTTATATTGAGCATAAGCTACAGGGTCTGATTGCTGATTAGCTAATTTATCCCACATACCAGCTTTAGCTGACATCTCACCTAAACCCTCTTCAATAGCCCTATGTTCAGTAGTTGCTGCTTCAATTGGGGCTAACATCTCAGAATAAGAGAATGGTCTAAACTTTGATCCAATTACTAGACTAGCCATTCTTACCTCCCTTCTTATTACCTTTATACTTTACTTTACCACTTCTAGTAAGATTGTAATTGTATGCAGGGTTACTTTGAATTTGATTACGAATAAATTCTTCTCTACCAACCTCACCTAAGTTATCAAAGAATCCTGTTAGATTAGCTGATCTATTAGCACTAACTCTATTTCTTTCAGCATTTCTCATATTATACTCTTCAATAATACCTCTAAGTTGAGCCTCTTTAACACCTTGAGTAGCTGTAGCAGCTTTTAATCCTGCTTCACTATTAAACATATCAGTTTGTCTATTAAATCCTTCAACTCTTTCCTTTTGAGCTTGGTTATACTCTTCAGCTTGTCTAGCAAAGTTACCTAAGTTCTGACCATAATTATAATCAGCAGCTAAGATACCTGCCATTGCAGTACCTCTATTACCTCCTGCATTATTATTAACAGCTCTTCTAGTAGCTCCAGCACTAGCATCAAGTCTATTAAGATAGAACTCTCTATCTAATGGAGTATATCTTAGCTTATTGCCTATTGGAGTTGCTGTAATAGGAGACATATTAGCTACTACATTGCCTACAGCATTAGCACCTGCATAGTTAGGTTTGTCTCTTAAACTAGCTAAAGCACTGATACCAGAACCTACAACAGGTGCATATCTTAACCATGAAGCACCAAAACCATCTTCATCACTTGAAGGTGAGTTATTATTAGGGTTAGATATACTACCTTGACTACCTAAGAAATCATTATAAGTAAATGGGTCACCATATAACAGAGTATCATCATTTGCATTTGTAAATCCACCTAATGCAAATTGAGTACCTTGTCTAGCTTCTTTCTTAGCTCTGACTTCCTCTTGAGCTTGCATTAGTTTACCCATATTAGCAAGTAATCCTCTCTTAGCTATAGGATCATTAGGTCTTTCTTTAGGTTCTTTATTAAACTTCTCAGCTATACTAGCAAAGGTATGGTCTTTATATTTTAGTGGGATGTTGTACTGTTTAAGCATCTTTTCAGTAGGATGTAATCTATTACTGAATACATAGTCATTGAATACAACTTCACCTTCTTCAACTAAATTAGGTTGACCATCAGGAGCTAATCCCATAGGTACTCCACTTAGAGGATTCTCTTCATGAGAACCACCTTCACCTACTACAGTAACCCCACCACTAAATACTCCACCATGAGTTAAAGCATCTGGATGTGTGGTTAATGAATCCCAAGCTCCTTGAAATAGAGTACTTGTTGGTGTAAAAGTTTCATCATAATTATAGCTCATATAACCACCATTAGCTTTAGTTGGAATAGGGTAACTTCTATGTGGACCTGCAAAGTCACTAGAAGGAACCATAGGATAAGGTTTCTTCTTAGAGCCATAATCTTTATCTCTTGATAAGTTACCTCCATCTGCAAAATAATCTATACCATACTGTGGAACTTCAAATGAGTTAGGCATAGATGTTAGTTTATTCTTACTCATAGCTTCTAGTCTCTTATTATATAATTGTTCATTAATGAAATTATAGTCAATAGCATCTCCTGTGAGTAATAATCCACCATCAGCAGCATAGTTAGCTAGTAATGCACTATCATTAGATGTATCTATATTACCTGCTGTATTTACTAGTGATTTCTGTGCTCTTAGATTAGCATTGTCTATTTCTTTATTTAGTCTTCTGGTTTCCCTCTTAGCTTTACTACTAAACCATCCATCTGAGCCAACTTGTGATTTAGTTACATTAGCTAAGTTATTAAAGTTAGACCAGTCACTAAGTAACTGATCATTAGTTGAAGCACCAGAAACATAGCCTGATTGTTGTTTAGCTGAAGCTTCAGTATCATCAACAAACTCTTTATTGATTTTACTTCCAAAGGCAGCATTAACCACACCTCCCAACATATTTACTCCAGCACCTATAAGTCCTCCTACTCCAGGAATATTTGAAGCTACACTACCAATAGTTTGCATAGCATTACCTACACCAGTACTATTGCCTGATGGATTAATAAGTCCACTAACAGCAGTGGCTCCTGCATTAGCTAATGCACCTCCTATTGCAAATGTATATGGTTTATTTCGTCTTCTTATAATTTTCCTTTTAGCCATAGCATAATTAATTTGTTGCAAATATAAGTAAAGCTATTGACACTACCAATACTTTAAGTGAAAGAGTAAAGGCTGACTACACACTTAGGTTAGCCAGCCTTACTAATATTATACAAAGTAATGTAATATCATATCATGAAACTCAGTTCTATAAGTTTTAGGGTCATTCATTGCTAATTTAACATATACCCAAGTATTTCTAATCCTATTTAACTTGTTACTGTTATCTCTTGGTATATTAGCTCTCCACACTCTAAACTTCTTCTTTAAAGGTGAAGGTTGACCTAATGCAGTAGTAAGATTTAAAGTACCATGCTGATATTCATTCCACACATCTAATGTATCAAATGTTACATCGTTAAGCAATGTGTCACCATCCCAAGTATCAGCTCTAAATTCAAGAGTATTATATATCTTATCATAAGGTTCATCACTATTATCTATAACAGTAATATAGTATGGTTTGGTTACACCATAGAAACTATTATAGTCTCCTGCCTCATGTTCCCAGATAATTCCATTCTTTAAACTAAAGAACTTACCACCCATATTAAACATAAGAGGAACTGAATCATAACTAAAGAATGATACAAACTCTTGAAGTAATTCTGAATAACATAGAGCAAAGTCCTTATGGATATAATAAATCTCATCATTAGTACTATCTCTCTGTATAATGAAGTTTGAGAAGTCTCTTGCATTCCATATATCAGTAGAGTTATACTTATTAATAAAGGTTCTATATCCTTTCTTTGAAGATAAACTCTTTAATGATTCTCCATTAAACAACATCAAATCATTAGTAAAGTTATCTATGAAGTATAAACCATTAGGACTTAAATAGGATGCCCATTTATTCTGTAATCCATTAGTTAGAGTTACATATCTCTTACCATCAACTTTACCACTATTAGCTATTTCAATAGGTATTCCATCATTAGTATTAACCTGTACTGTACTATTAAACAGTACTCTTGAAATGCCCTTATCTTGAAATGCAAAGATGTCATTGCCTATCTTCTTGAGTAAGTTAAGATTACCTCTATCACCATCTAATGTAAGATTTGAAGCTAATGTAATATTAGTCCACGTATCAATATCCTCACCTAAGGTCTTCTCTTTAGTCCATGTCAATGAATTAGGGAATAAACTATTACTGTATCTCTCATAATCAATTGTCCTGAAAGTAAAGTAATTATTAGACTGAGAATATACAGGATTAAATAGATTGAAGTTTGTTGGACTCATATTTAAATTATTAACTAATCCTCTGTTTCTATCATACCTTCCATCTATATTAATTCTAGTCTCACACATAAATGATACTATATCTACAATGCTGTTTTGATCTTCACTAGTTGAAGCAAAGGTTCTTAAACAGTCATATCTCTGTATATAAGTATCTCCTTCTGTACAGTTTATATCAATGTTATCACCTATTAATATAGCATCACCTGCTGGCAAGAATGTATTATTAAGTATAGCCTCAGGAGTATCACCACCAAATCTATTAACTACATTGTCTCTATATAATTCAGCTAACCATAATATAGCTCTGTCTTGACTATCAGTGTAAGTAATATTACCTTGATATACAGTATCACCAGCAGGAGCATTTGTATTCCAAAATGGCTTAGTAGTAGGACTATTCTGTAGTATTGAAGTACAAGTATTGTTCTTAGGAAGAACAGACTGTTTACCAGATGCAGTGTAGTTAAATGCAAATACTAAATGAGGATTTGATTTATACTTCATACTAACAGGCTCAGTACCATATTTATCTTCATCTTCTATATCAATTATTGAAGAATCTAATGTATTTACAGATATTACATTATCATTAGCAGCATTGAATATAGGAGCTATACTACCCTTAGATATAGCACTTGATGATGTATATATAGGATAACCATTCTCATAATCAGAAGATACTGTATTACTTCTATTAAAAGGTAATACTTTATCTATATCTGCATAATAGTTTAAATCCTGTAATCCTGAATTAAGAGGAGCCTTTATTCTAACCATCCCAGTAGTCCATGAATTAACTGGAGTAATACCAGTATATTCACCAGAATCATCAGTCCAAGGAGTATCAAGATATATATTATCAGCAGAGAATTTCAAGTTACTAATAACCTTTCTACCAAGTGCTGCTGGTCTTGTATTTCCATCTGTAGGAACACCAGCATTAATTAGTGAACCATTTCTATGCCAAGGATAAACCATCCACAGTCTTTGACCTAATACTAAAGGTGTAAAGGTAGTATATTTTAAACTGTCTGCCCAAAATAAACCTGAAGAGATTTGTCTACCACCTTCACCAGTAACAGAGTAGTTCCACATTCTAGTATTACATATTTTACCCTTATAGAATCCAAGAGCTTTAGGTGCTAATGAAGGTGTAGAAGTGGTTAAACTAATATCACTTAATGTATTATTAAGTGCTACTGCACCTATAATTCTTAATTTATAGTCAGCATTAACTAGATTCTGTAGATTATCATTAAACTCCACTTCAGGTGAATGCATGGTAACTATGTTATGGTCCACAAGGAATTCAGACATACTTTTATCAGTATATTCACCTGGGTCTGTGCCTGTAGGAATATAAGGAACCACACCTAATGCTGTCTGTATTTCACTTCTAGTTAAGTCATTTACTGATGCTGAGCCTATAGGACCATTGTGATAGAAGTAAGGTACTTCACCTTTACTACAATCATGTGCCATAGTTCTATATTCATTAACCCATGAATCATCAGGCATAAAAGGTCTTGTAAACCATGATGACTGTGCAAATGGACTATTATCTAATCTATCTTTATAGTTAGCTACAGTAGGACATAATATACCTTGACAGATAACATTTCTATCATTAAAGTCTGGGAAACATACTACTCCTCTAGCTTTAATATATCCTAGGTCTTTAATAGCTTGCACAGTATCTACATCATTGACTGTAACATTAATTGCAGATGCATAAAGTATAAACTGATTTAGAGAGTTATGACTCTCATTTCTTTCAGTACATTCATAGTCTCCTACAAATACTACCTCACTCCATTTACCTTTGGTATCTTGAAACTGAATACCTACTCTATATACTTCACCTTTTTGAAATCCCTTAATCTGATTAGAGTTATAATTAAGCTGATAATTAGCTCTGTACATATCTCCTAAATCTGATACATCAGTAAGAGTTCTCTTGAAGAAGGTTACACTAGCATTCTTCTTAATTTGATACTGTAAGTCAGTAGAAATTAACTCTCTTTTAATAGTATAGTTACCTAAGAATAAGGTATTATCCTTTTGTTCCATAGTATAAGGAGCTATCTCTTCACCACCTACATATAAAAGAATAGTAGGGTCCACACTTTCTCCAGTAGTACCAGTATCTACATATAACTGAGTTGTAGTAACTAAGTCAGCAACTACCTTTACTTGAGGAGTAGCATCTATAGATGTTCTATGTATAGAATATATTCTCACATAATCATAAGATGTATCAAGATTGCTAAGTTGTATATTAAATGAACAAGTTACAGTATCTTCAGGAGAAGCTCCTCTATCCTTATGTGAGATATAGAGAAGAGGAGAAGTGCTAAATATATTAGTTTCCTTACCATATTTATTATAGTAACTAAATGCATACTGAATAACACCTTGACTAAAAGTACCACTACTATTTACCTTATCTACATTAATTGTAGCATTGGTATGTATGGTTCCTATAAAGTCAAATTCATCTGCATTGATATACACATCTTTAGTTATATTCAATACTCTAGCCTGATTAATACCATCTATCCAGTAGACTTTCTGTATATCTTCATTCTCATATATACCTAAGGTTTCTACAGGATGCTCTACATCAAGATTAAGCTGTCCCATAAAAAGAACTGAGGAAGTGAATTTCCCATTCTCATATATAAACTTATATATTCTATCTGCTATAGAATCCTTAGCAAATACAATAAGAGTATTATTAAGAATACAGCTGCCTAAGTAAGTACCTACTATTTCATGATTAGAAGGCACTTCTTTATTACCTTTCTCATTAGTAACTGAAAGGAGAGTATTATTATCTCTTGCAGTTATTCTTATGTTCAAAGCATCAAAGGCATATTTAGGGTTAAACTTACTAACAGTAGTATCCCTACTCATGCCTTGGATTACGTGTTGAGATTGCTTTAGTGCCATTATCTCTGATCTTTTAAATATTCTCTGTTACCAAGTGGCTTAAAGCCCTTTCTAAATTCATTAGTTCTTGGTATCATTTGATTTAATATGTTACTAATTGCCTCCATTTCAGATACTGATGGTAATGTAAATTCCATATTACATTGTCCAGCTGACCAAGCATATTCCTGTTGTACATTCTGTAATACTGCTGGAGCTATTTTACCCATATCAAATAGAATAGTAAACCATTCTTTCTTAATGAATAACTCTAGTGCTTTGAGAAATACTGAGTTATCAGGAATTAAAGGCAACCCTTCATCATCTACTGGAATAGCTCTATAAGCAATAACTAAATGACCTTCCTTAAATGAAGTATATATGATGTTACCTTGAACCTTAAAGGTTCCTTCTTGTCTTTCAAGGAATCTCTTATCATCATGTATTAGATGAAAGGTATCAGTAGTAGCCCTAAGAGAAGTGTTATTCTTAGCATCTTTCACTTGTCTAATAGCTATTAGATCACATGGAAGTTTTGCTCTGTAGTTCTTAATTTCTACAGTTTCAACCTTATCATAGTAAATAGGTGGCAATCCCATTCTACCTATGAAATCTTCCACTAGTTGAATAACATACTCCAATGTCAAATCAACCATTAATGGATGACGCATTAGTCTGTCCATTATTGTTCTTATATTTACATAATTAATATTATTTACCATAGTACCTTTTATTTTTATCTAAGTACATAGCTTCAATCTTACCTTCTTTAATCTTCTCTTTAAGTCTTTTCTTTAGCTCTCTATTCACACTAAACTCAAAGAAAGACTTATTACTATAGTTAGCTTGACCTCTATTATAGTATATCTTAAATATCTCTCTTTCCTCAACTCTAACTAAGGTCTTATTATTATAAGACTCTTCATCATTATACCATAATTTAAGTGTTCTATCCCAATCAATAGGTAGATTAGTTACAAGTTCACCATTAGTATTTAACCTAACTTCACCAGCAGCCTTTCTAACTTCTAATCTACCCATCCTATGAGGGAAGTTAATCTCTTCACCTTTGATTAGATTATCAGCTAGTAAGTTATTAACTCTTCTAGTGATAGCAAAGTACTGAGACTCAGTTAATATATATTTAGGGTCAGAAGGTTTGTTCTTTCTATAGTACTTATATCCATCATAAATACCAAGTGAACCTCTAATCTTATGAACTCTGGGTTTATCTAACTTTAATAGTTTACTTCTAAAACTTTTATAACTTTCCATTATTTAGTACTTACATTAGACAAATTATCATTAGCATCATTTACCTTATCTTCAGGAGAATATTCAGGACCTCTTAACTCTTTAACTACAAGCTCTACTAATGGTGGAACTAATGCAGATTCCAAAGGAAAGTCAGAGTCAAGTAACTCACATATTTGACCATCTTCATCACATTGTAATCCAAAAGTCTCTTCTGCATCAGAGAATAGTGCAGTTATTCTAACCTTTTCAAGATATAAGTACTGAGGATTACTAGACTTGAAGTAGATGTAATTATCAGGGGCTAAAGAGCAATATATGATATTACTAAGGTATTTATTAAATCCTACATATTTCATTCTATCTCTTGAAATATAAGTAATCTCACCTTGATAATAGTCTACTGGATATACTCTAGGTTGCTTAATACCCATCATAAAAGGAACCTTCTTTGTAGTTCTAAGATACACTCCACCCTCACATGGATCACCAGAGATTGCAGGTACTTCCATTAAGTCAAGGCATATAGTACTAAAGTTACTCTCAGGTATAAACTTCTTTAAATCCGAGTAACGCTGCTTCAAGATGAAACTTCTGTACTTACTGATTAAGAACTTTAAGTGATCCTCAGTATAGTAGGAATCATCACTAGAAAGCTTTAATTCATCAGAGCACATGTATATAATTTCTCTCCATGTCATATCATTACATATTTAATTATACAATTAAGACCTTGTGCAAAAGTAAGTAATTAAACTCACATACACAAGGTCTTTACTGGTTTTATTTACTGGCTATAAGTGTTATGCTTCTATTCTAAGTCTATAGTCTTCAGTATCCCTGATAACATTATCTTCAGTTATTCTAGTAGTAAATCCTATCTTAGTCTTATGTATAAGACTATCATGATTAACAAATTCTGGATATCTTATAAGACAAGTAGTTCCACTTAAACAATAGATAGCATTTATTATAGCTCTGAAATCATCTTCATCTATGTATTCATTAAATACATGAAGCATCTCATCTAGTGTAAGTAATGCTATTAACTTCTCTACATCACCATAGCTTTTATAACCAAACTTTGATAAAGCATTAAAGTATCTGTAAATAGCATCATAAGATACATTATCTATTTCATGCATAACAGCTACAATTAGTTACTACTGGTTTAGACATCTTGCCTTTGAAGAACTTATTCCAATAGACAATAGCCTGAGGATAATTACCAGTTCTTATACATAACTCAAGTGCTTTCAACCTTAATGAAAAATCAATAAAGTTCTTAGGTATCTTGCACTCATTAATTAACTCTTTAACTGACTTCATCATACTTTGATAGTATGGATATAAGTTAGTCACAGTACCCATTATTTGAGGACTAATAGTACTCTCAGGTGCATCAGCTGATGGTTCCCCTGTAGTAATTACATACACAAAGAACATAGTATCATTAAGAGTACTTAGGTTCATATCTCCTGCTTGTAGTACTAGTCTTACATTCTTCTTTTCATAGGAACCATAAGTAAAGCAATATGATTGATCCTCTTCTTCAAGAACAGGATTACAATTACATTGTTCAGGTATAGAGTAAGTTAAATCATAGTTATCACCTACAGTATAAGTGTAAACAGGATTACTACTAGGACCATTAAGAATGTATGTATCTTGTGTATCTATAACTACACTATCCAATAGTACATCATTATAGAAGTCCTGACTATCTACAGAAGCATCTATAATAAGATACTTACCATCAGAACTAATGCGCAATTCATTGAAGTGTATCATGATCTTAATTATTAGTGATAAAAAAAGAGCATAGTTTTTAATCTATGCTCTTTATAATTGTTAACTCAGTTTACAGAGTAGCAATAGTCAAACCACTTGCAGTATTGATTGCATCAATGAGAGCATTCATTGCAGTGTGCCTGCCATCATCTACAGCTACTAATGTCAGTGTTCTAGGAGACTTCTGTACATCTTCTGCATCACCAGCCAAGTAGTAATTGATATCCAATACATCATACTTCTGAGTTGGGTCTACCAAATAAGTAGTATGAATAACATTGGGCCATCCCATATTTCTGTACAAGTCACCTCTAGCACCCATGCAGAAGTATTCAAGGTATGCAATTTCATGACCATCTGGAACAGTGTTAATAGGAGTAATAGTAGTTACTGTACCCCAGATTCTCTCATCACCTTCATAAGTGATATTAGTAGGCTGAACTGCAAAAGGAATATAGCCCTGAGGCATTACACCAAGAATCCAATCTTGAGCTACCTGTTCAATCTGAATACCAGTATAAGTACCAGTTAGAGTTGTAGGGTCTGTATCAATATCTACCTTAGTATAAGTTTCACTACCAGAAGCACCTGATACTAAATAGATTGTTACTAATGGAGTAGCTTCTCTTGCTAAGTTCTTACCTAAAGACAAAGCCAAAGCCTTGTAGAAATCTGATGCTGACATGCCACTAACTGCATGTACCATACCATATTTCCAATACTGGTCTTCAGGAGATAAACCTACATACTGTCTGAAAGCAAGTCTCAAGATATAATCTTGACCAGCTACAGGAGCACCACCATTGATATTAGCATCCAAAACTACTTGGTATCTATCTAACTCCTTAGCCAGAGCTTTAGAAGGAGTAGCCTTTGCAGAAGTCACATTAGGAATATGAATCTTATCACTAGATTCAACAAGACCAGCTGGGCTATAATACTGGAAATACAGAGTAGTCTTAGCTGTATCTGCCTTAGGCAGAATATCACCAGCAGTTGTTAACTGAGCTATTTCAGTCTTCAGACTTTTTGCGACATATAAATGTCTTACTTGATTTACTGAAAATGTTGCCATTTTTTAATTCAAAGTTTAATTAAACATTGTGCTTATTAATAAGCTATTGATTATTCTCTTTACTTGCATATTGTGCTTTACTTGAAAGAGCTAATCTAACAGCTCTCTCTACTATCATATCATGTAAGCTATCATCTAACATACAATCCATAGCAGTAGAATATCCATCAATCTCTAAGTCTCCTATATCAACTAATATGATAGGAGTTGGTTTACTTAGATAGAAGCAATGATACTTACTCATGTTATATTTAGATATTAGCCTGATAGAATTGTTAATATCTATTCTAAGTACTCTATTATCTGAAGGTCCTTTAAATGGATTCTTTAACACCTTATATAACTCATCTTGTCTAATAGGAGTTATTAAGGCAGTCTTACCATCTTTACACCCTAATGTAGTGTCACTTAGAATACATTCTTCATAGGTTATAAACCATACATCAAGGGGTAATGTAATATTAGCCTCCTTTGCAGGAGTAGCTATTTCATTATTAAACTCTTTAACTGCTTCAACTAGGAATCTCCTAGCTTCTTCATTAGATTCAAATGAAATACCAAGGTTGTTTCTACCATTATATATCTCTAATACAATATCCTCTTGAGCTTTAGTTAGATATACAGACTTCTCATATTCATCAAGTACAATAGCTACATCTAGTGTATAAGCACTAAGAAGAACATCCATCTCATTACTCATCTCAAATCTATTCATAACTATTCACTTCTTTGACCCATTTGAATACTAGTATTTACATCTCCTGTATAAGCAGCCTTAGCTATCTCTACAGCTCTTTGAAGTATTTCTTCATGTATGCTTGAATCTAATTCACATTCAGAAACTGTACTAACTCCATTAATAGATGTATTATACTGAGTAAGGTCTTCTACTATAATAGGAGCAGGTCTTTTTATATATCTAAATGTTACTGTTTGCACAGGAGGGTTTGATAATACTTCAATTGTACCTCCAACTTCAGTATGATTACCTTGTATCACCCAAGCTTCAGCTTTTGGAGGATACTTGAAGGGTTTCTTTAATGCAGCATTAAATTCAGCAGGTGTGAGATATTTAGGCATTAAAGGAGAGTACTTCATAAGATCAGTATGAAACTGCTCATTTAAAAGTATGAATGCATCATCAGGAATCTTAAATACAACACTTCTACTATCTAACCTATACACTGGGTCTAGTGGTATAAGTTGAGGAGTTGCTGATGTCTTAATCAAATTCTTAAAGTCTGCATCTCTTTTAGGTGAGTCACTGAAACCCTCTTGGTACTTATTACCTTGAGGGTTAAAGTGATTCTTTATAATCTCTTCTTGACCTTTTGTTAAACAAACACTAATCTCATAACCATTTAAGCCTGGAGCAGCATTAGAATCTATGTTATTGTATAGGACATTAAACCTATCAAAGAATTCTGTTACATTCATTATTCTTTCAGTTTAGCTTCCAAGCTGAACTTAATAGTCTGGTTCTTAGGTGAAGCTAAGAACTTAGCTGCCATATTAAAGGTTGGGTCTTCTTTATTACTACATAAAGGACTATTATCTTCTCTTAAATAGAAGAAGCCTCCTCTATTAGCAATAAGTCCACCTTCAACTGCTCTATTGATAAGTACCTTAATAGGTAACAGAGGGTCTGTGATAACCTTTAAGAACAACTTAGCATCAGCCTGAATGAGTTTATTAATCTTAGTTTGCAAGAACTCAATCTTAGTATTAAGGGCTAATGGTCTACCATCAATAGTTTCAATGATAGTTCTAAGAGTATTTGCATCCTTTTCATACTTACCATATTCCATATAAGCTTGCATTGTAGCTGACATTTCCTGTCTAGCATTTGAAGTTTCTTCACCTTCTTTAATAATTACATACTTATATGTAGCCTTAGGCATATCTTGCAATGCTTGAAGTGAAGGAGCAATCTCATCTTTATTAGCCAATAATATCTTATATTTGATATATTGCTCAGGGTCTGATAGATCAAGTATATTATCTTGTTTCAATAATCTAACTTGTTTATTAGACCAATAATTGTTTTCTTTCTTATAAATTGAAAGAGCATTAAATTCAAGACCCATTATGTCTTCAAGGAATTCTTTCTCATCATCAGTAAGAATATTAACTAACTTACCAGATTCTAATTGAGGAACTGTAAAATACTTAACTGCATTTTCAGCCATACCTCCATACAGAATATGCTTTGGGTTAGTCACAATACCACTTTCTTTAGGTACATATCTTACTATAACTCTTTCATTCCTAAGACAATTAATTGGTTCATTGATAACTGCCTCTTTATTACTTCTACCTCTTCTTACAGGTAGTTGTTCCTCAACTTCCTCAGGCATCTGAGGTACTATAGTTGTTTCACTATTAATAGTTTCTAAGTCAAGTTCTTCTTCTACTCTCTTACTTGCCATATTTACTTCTCCATTTAGTATTTAAAGAAAAAGAAAAAAGGAGGAGTGTTAATCCTCCTTTTTAGTATTATTATCCTTGCAGGATTGCAGGAATAAGTGACATTGTTCTAGTTGGGTCTAATACCAATGTACCCAAAGTTGCCATTCTGTGAATTACAGCTGAATCCTCATCATAAGACATATTAGGATTACCCATCTGTCCAGTATAAGGATTTCTGAATCCCCATTGATAACCTCTAAATTCAGTTTGACCCTTGATAGCACACTTCTGAATATTAGGTTGGTCCATAGTACCAATGTACCAAATATCAAATCTATAAGAGAAAGCTACACCACCTTCAGGATGCAGAATCTTATTTCTTACAGGATCATCATAGAATGGGTCAACATCAAGAGTAACCATTACACCATTAGGTGCTCTCCATTCAGTTACCTGATAGTCAGTTACTGCAATTGAATTCTGTGCAAAGTTACTAGCAACCTTAGAGTAGATAGGAGGATTCTGAGTTGAGATGATAGGCATCCAACCAGAAGTAGTCTTCTTAGCTTCTCTATTAAAGATTAATGCACCTCTTTCACCAGTCTTTATGATGAACTTTCTATCACCAAAACCTAACTTACCAGCAGACAGTTCATACAATGCATCCAGCAACAACTTCATTAAGCCATTAGTATCATTGTAGTACATAGTATTAGCTACTTCTGTCTGTTCAAAGATACCAGCACCAGTCTTAATTACATTACCAGACTTACCAAAGTTCATGTATTCACCATTGATATTTCTGTTAGAAGTACCAAAAGCCATTGCATTGTTCTTATATTCAGAGAACTGGCATTCAACTTCCCACTCAACATAGTGCATCCACTTATTTGCAGTGTCCTTAACTTGTCTACCTGATTCATCTCTACGTACTATAGGAATACCCATAGCAAGCTTTCTATCAAGATTAGAACCTGGTTCCTTGTGTTGAATTCTAATAGTAGTCCACTCATTTCTCATAGAAACAGGACTAGTGAATCTAACATCACCAACCTTTCTAGAGAGTTCTCTTTCAACAGGAGCAAACTCTACTGAGTATCTTTCACCAGCAAGTAATCTTTCTACAGGAATACCCTTGCTGTTACCACCCATAAGTTCTACCTTATACACACAGTTAGTACCTTCAGGTCTACCATCACCAAGAATTCTCTGAGGATATACTTGATTCAGATTACCTACAATTACTTCACCATCTGCAAACCAGTCTTCAGGGAATACAAGATAGAAAGGAGCACCTCCAACACCAACATTACCTACAGTAGCTGATGTAATAACAGTACCATTTTCATCTCTAGCTTCTACCAGAGGAATATTTCTTCTTGAAGAACCAATAACATCCCAGTAGTATTCACTATCATCGTCAAATACCTTAGTAGGGAATGAATTAAGGAATGTATCAAGTGTCTTTCCTCTATGGAAAGCTAACAACTGAACCATAAGATTAGTTGCCTTTTGTGGTGCACGTTGAAATATAGCACCTAAGTGATTTTCAGTAGTCAACCCTTTCCAGTGTTGAAAACCAATCATTTGGAATTTACTTAATTTTCCAGCCATGTCTTAAACATTTATGAATTAATCAATCTCATTTACACATCAATATCGTAGTCTGAAACCTTTGATTCTGGGTCATCACTTACACCTGACATGAAATTAAGACTTCCATCTGCATTTCTTCTAGTAGTGTTGATAGTGTGTTCCAATTCTCTTAGGCTCTTTCTAACTTGCTTTTTAGCAGTTGGTTTAACCAACTTATCTAAGTTTGTAAAGCCATCAGTTAATGTAAAGAGTACTCCCAACTTCTTTAAGAAGTCTGGTCTGTTATCTCTTTCATACTTTTGGACTGCTGTTAGATACTCACCAGTTTCTGGGTCTCTATAGACAGGCTTACTAATAGAGTTGTAAACTTTCTCTCTTGTAGTTTTATCCAACTCTAACCCTTCAAAGACTTCTTTATCTTCTAAGATAGCCTTCTTCAAGTCTGCTGCCTCTTTCTTAAGTCTAGCTTTTTCAGCTTCTTCTGCCTCTCTAGCTTCAGCAATAATATTATCATATTCTTGCTTAAAGTACTCTTTATTACTTGCTAGTGCTTCCTTTGCATCTTCAACATCAGAGCCTGAACTAATAGACTTTTGAGTCTCTCTTTGTGCTCTTTCTTTGCTAAATCCTCTATTAAGGAAATCTTGAAAGATAAGTTGTTTTCTCAGTTTTTCACCTTCAGCAGATTCATCAATGATAGCATCTTCTGTGATAGTATTAAGGTAACTGATTGTTCCTTCATACTTTCTAACTTTATCAGGTTCTATACCCACTTGAAGTGCTTCATCTATCCTCTTTTGTCTTTCATCAAGTTGAGCTTTAAGTTGAGCTTCCATAGCTTCAGCAAAGTCTTCAGGACTTTTAATCTTACTTAAAGTCTCATCATCAAGGTCTGAGAGAATACCTTCTTCTTTCAAAGCACTGGCAATGGAAGAGTAGAAGTTAGTTTTGGGAGAAGCACCAGTCTCTTTAGAAGAGGTACTCTCTTTGCCTTTAGTATCTACTTTCTCACTACCTACGCTCTCTGATTCATCAAATAGACTTTCAGGGTCTACTTCAGGAATCTCAGTAGTTGTTTTATTATCTTTATCTTCTTCCTGTTTTTCAGGTGGAATAACCTGTGTTTCTTCACTCCCATCATCAGTAAACAGGTTATCAACCTCATCTTGTGACAGGATATTACTCATGTCTAATCCTTCCATAATACTCTTCTCCATTAATTAAACTATGCAAAGTTCTGAAAAATATTTCATATACACAATAGCATAAGTCTAACAGTAGTCTTACTATAAGTAAAACACTTAACAAAGTATCAAAATAAAAGGGTGTTAGTTAATAATAACAACACCCTTTAATCTACTTTTATTCCACTGTTAACTCAATGTCTTCTCCATCTATATTAGCTTGTAATAGCAACTTCATTAGCTTATTGAATGATGCTGTACTATTAATAACCTGACCTTTGACTTTGTTCTCTCCAACAAGGATACATCCAAGGGTCTCCTGTGGTTTGTTTCCCACATGTATGAGTACACCTTCAAAGCCTTTAACATTCTCTAGTCTAGGAAGAATACCCTTATAAGGTATAGCCCATGATCTATCTTTGAATTTAGGACTTACTGTGTTCATATTTAACTTATAAACACCTGTAGGTATTGCTGTCTCTCCATATACCTTCTTAGCCTTAATCTCTTCAAGTGACATTTGACTAGTTAATCCTCTGTCCTTGTCTTCTAGTGTATCACATAGATAAGTATCATTAACATACATCTTACCTATAGAGTATAAAGGCCCTTTATATGTTCTTTTTACTTTAACTTTCATATTAGTTAGGATTAGCTTCAAGTGTGATAGCCTTAGTAGTATTAGTTGTAACTACTTCAGTACCTCTTTGAGTTTTATAACCTGATTTAGATACTACCCAATTTACTGTAGCACCCTTGTAAGTCTTAATGCTAGTACCTACAACTCCATTAATACTAACAGAGGCATCTGTTGGAGTTGGTGTTATAGCAAAGGTTACTTTATCTGTAATCAATGATACCATATTACCATTAATTCTTTGCTATACATCAGCAATTCTATCTACAGCACTGCTGTCTCTAATCACTAGAATCTGACCTTCTGCAATTAAGTTAGGGTCTCCTTCAAATACATTATAACTTATTAGTCTTTTCATTATTATCTAATTTAGTTTTTACTTATTCTCTAACTCCTTCTATCAGCTCTTCAACTGCTTTATCATCCATATACACTCTTTTACTACATCCCTTGGCTAAGCAAGCATCATTTACTATCTTGCTAACAACTTTCCTTAGCCTCATAAGCTCTAATCTGTTTTCCTCACTTATTTGAATGTATTCATCTAGCTGGTGTGTATAGTCTGTAACTAACTTCTTATAGAACTCCAGCTGTTTAACTAAGTTATCTAATTGGGTGCTATCAACTTCTGCATTAGTTTTATTAACTTCTGCATTATTCTTTCTTCTAGATAATGCCCAAGTAACTATACTATTAACTAAGTTGGACCCTAGTACTAAACTTATAATTTGTACAGTATCCATATTACTTTATTTTATAATTTCAACAAATCTCTGTTCATCAGTTTCTACATAGGGATTGTTTTCTTTTATAGTTACATTTAGTACTGTATGCCGCTTTTGAAACCATCTAAATAAGAAAAACTTCTTAGGTGGGTTCACAGTTTCTTTCTTAGATTCTACAAATAGGAAACTCTCTAACTTAAACTTAGGAGTAAACTTAATGTAGTTAGGATACTTCATAATTAAATGAGTATTAGCCCACTCATCTCCAATAATAGTATCTAACTTGAAGGATTCTACAAATACAGTGTCTTTTAATATAACACTATCAGGCTTCTCAACATGAGATAGTTTATACTGCATTTGTTTAATCTTGCTATCTTTAATATTTAACTCCTTCCTTACTTCATTCATCTTGATAAGTATAGAGTCTTTAAAGTAGTTAAGTTGATCTATAGTTAATTTGAATACCTTATTACTATTATTAAGACCACTTAATTGTGAATCATAAGCCTTTATATTCTCAATAGAGGTCTCATATTTAGCAGTCAATGTTCTATTCTGATGTACCATATAGATGAGTGAACATACTAACAGTACTATCAATCCAATAATAAACTTCTTCATATACTCCTCTATTTAATTTGTGCAAATATACTAAAAAGAAATAACCTAGGCAATAGTCTAAGTCATCTGCTTGCATAAGATATACTAATATTATACAGCAGTCCCTGTTGAATCAACCCAGGATGTACCAGTCCAATATATTGGTTTTACTAAAGTAGTATCAAAATACTGTAAACCAACAGGCATATTTAAAGCTGCACTTGGTCTGTCAGCTGTAGTGCCACTCAACAGTGTTGATACATAATTCCATTTATTATCATAACCATATTTTAATAAATGACGTTGATTATCAAAAGTAAGTTTTCTATCAGAAAGATTAGCATCATAACCTAAGGTAATTCCCTGTCCATTATATTGAGTTATAAATGGTACAATCAAACCTTTGTCCAGCTGTACCCAGTCTTTACTATCATCAAATGTGAATATCTTTTCTAATGAACGTACTCCTGCCTTTTGAACACATGCCCACCATTCAATGTTTTCATCATCTATTTTAATAGGACTTATAGAAGATATTAAATAATCTGCTCCTAAAGCATTTATATATTGTTTCTCTATAATTTCTAAAGTAGGAATGCCTGCAATATATGATTTATTTCTAATAGTACTTCTAGTAGAATCAATAATAGTATTAGGACCAACCATGTTTAATATATGTGGTTTATCAGAAGCCATATATGTGTGGTGATTTCCAATAATCATATTATCTACTGCTTCTGCTGTGTTATTAAAATCTATATCACATGTAGCTACAGTTTTATCACCCTCAAAATAATTACTACTAATAGAATTACCTACAGGTCTGGAACCTGTGGAATATAGAATATCAACTCCTTTAACTTTAAAGTCTTGAAAAGTATTACCAATAATTCTTAAGCCATTACAACTATCAATTACTATATTTATTTTTACAAGATAAAAATTATTATATAGAACACTATTAGCATTAGCATGTCCCATAAATTTTATACCTACATTAAAACTTGAAATATTACAGTTAGTAACAACATGATAATAAGAACTATCTGTTCCATCAAATATAATAGCAGCATCTACTTTAGTAGACCCCATATTAAGTTTTTCAAATACACAATAATATGAAGAATGTACCTTGATTAATGAATCCCCAACAAAAGTATTGGATGGATTAATACTAAATGTTTTGAGTATTATGTTATTGTTGTCTATATCTATAGTACTATCTATATTAATAATTGATTCTGTAGTACTTTCTCCTTGAATACATACACTTTCTGGTATGGAAATCGTAGTAACAGAATATGTATTTTTTAATAAACGAAGATTATTTGATAATTTTAAAGCCTCGTTAATAGGATACTTACTATTAACAAGATTAAACCATTCCAAATAACTATTATCATTATTCCATGTTCCATTAATAGTTATATTATTAAATATTTTAGTTAATCCAGCTTCTATCTTAGTATTATTACCAACAATTGTTCCATTATTAAAACTTCCTCCTTGAAAATCTAATGTACAATTATCTGGAATAGTAAGAATACCATTTCCTAAATTTATATCTTTAGTAATCTTATATATCATATTAGATTCACTAAACTTATTTTGAATTGCAGCTTGTATATTAGGATATACAACTCCAGATGTAATACTTTCTGGAGTAGAATTACTATCTGTACCAGTAACAGAGAAAGACCGTATGCTACTAGCATCCATTAGTGCTTTAGTAGTAACTACTCCTGTAGAAGAATCTATATTAAAATAGTCTCCACCTGTAGCTATACTATAAGTATAAGGAGTAGTTCCTCCACTAGCTACAGCTGTAGCTACAGTACTCCCAGCAGGATATGATGCAGCTACTACTGTTTTATTTATTGTTATATTTAATGCCATATCATTTAATTTGGTTACAAATATACTAAAAATTTCTCATATATACAAATAGGAAGGACACTTGAAGTGTCCTCCCATGATTATATCATCTTTAACAAAGATACTCTATATGCCTTATTTGAACTACTTGTATTAGTTACTATGATATTTCCAGTAGCATCTATTGAAATTTGACAATTTGCATTAGCTACTAAGTTATCAACAGTTGCCATTCCATAATCAGTAGGAATTGTAACAATAGCAAGACCTCTTGAAGCAGAATTACCCTTAGTAACAGCAGTAATTAAATATACTGAATTTAATGGTGCTGTTGGTAAAACAGTATATGTAGCATTAGTTGCTAAAGAAGAAGTAACAAGTTCTTTAGTATTAATTTTATCTACAGTAGTAGAATATTTAAGAGTATTACCATAAGGACTAATAACTGAACAATTCTCTAAACCAACACTGGTTCCAGTTAAATAACAGTTGATTAAAGCAACAGCTGCACCACTTGCTACATTTAATGTATTACCTATTGGATGATATAATGAACCAACATTTAAATCTATTAAACTAACTCGACAATCTGCTTCAAATATAAATAGATCACAGTCTACATTTGCCACTGTGCCAACACTAAATGCTGTTATAGTAACATAAGCTCTTGCACCACATTTAACCATATAACCACCTACTTGTGTATTTTCACATCCACAAGAAGATAAAGTAACACCTCTGCAAGCATCTGTAAAATAGAAACCATATTTGCATCCATCTGTTCCACAACCATTGAAACTTCCATAGTTTAGTTTAGTTACATAGAAACCATATTCTGTACAACTAAATGCAACACAAGAATTAAATGTTCCACTTGTTCCTTCTTTAATCTTAAATCCAATAGTTCCTCCTTCAATTCTACATAAGTTAAATATATAAGTCCATGAACTTTGTATATCAAAACCTATTCCAAGTCCAGCAGTTATGATTCTATTACCTGAAAAATAGTAAGACTTATTAGTAAAACTAATACCTGTATTAGTAGTATTACCTGTTATTTTTAAATCATTTATTTCTACTCCTGTAGATTCTACAGTAATACCTACTACATTTTTAGCTAAAGATAATATTGTTGCACTACCATTATTCCAAACTCTTGAAGCAGCTCCTTCTAATTTTATATTACTTTGTATAAGTAAAGAACTACTTATCTGATATGTTTTATTTTGTAACTTAACAGTTTTTATATTAATAGCTGAACAACAATCTAATGCTTTTTGAATATATGTAGTATCTTGAGTAGCATCTATACCAGTAATTCCAAAATGTTCAGGAGATAATGAATCTGCAATCCATGTACCACTAAGTGTAATATCAGTATTAAATATCTTTTGTAAACCTGCTTTAATTCTAGTATTAGCTCCTACCATAGTACCATTAGTAAAACTACCGCCTTGAAAGTCAAGAGTAGAATTAGATGGTAAGGTTAGAGTCTCTCCGTTGAGATCAAAGTTATATATTATTTTGTATATGCAGTTAGAAACTTCAATTTCAGATAGTTGTGAAGGTATTCTAACAGTAACACTATTATATTCATAACCATCTGTTCTTACAAAAGTAGTTCCGTTATATGTAACAAATTGTTTTCTATCTGTAATATACAAAGTTAATCCAACATCTTTATAAGAATCTAATGAAGATAATATCGTAGATACATTTGCATAATTAGTAGCAAAAGGTATATTTATTAATCTACCATCTAATCCACTATATCTATTATAATTATAAACATACATTTTATGAGTATCTCTACATAAAAATAAAGTACCCTCTAATGCAGTTCTTCCTAATTCTGGTAATTGATCAGTAGTTTCTAAAATATTTATAGCTCTAACTATACTATTTAATCTTGAATCATAATTATCAAAATATTTTCCTCTCCAATAATTTGTAATATCTACTGATTGAGGTAAATTTGGAACAATAAACTTATTATTACTAATAGTATTATTTAAATCAAATGTAGTTATCTGAGAAGTAGGTAATAATATT